CTATTTCTGCATGTATTCGTTGATAATCTTCATCACTTCCTCGCCGATCCCATCACGCAGGACCAGTGTGCGTCCGTCATCGTCCATCTCGGCATCGCTTAACAGCTCAACCAGCCGGCGGGCGCGCGTCGCGCTAAACTGGCCGCCGGTGACGCTGCGCGTGACTTTCTTCCTGCCCTGAGCCTTTGCCCGTTTCACATCCTCCTGCAGTACATCGCCAGCGCTTTCCCCGTGTTCTTTGACGCGATCGACGGCTACGTCCATGGCCACCTCGCCTGATTTCACCAGCTGCTGTACGTCATGATTCGATGTACTGAGGATCAGCAGTTTGTCTACGGTGGCGCGGCTCTTGTGGATCAGCTTGGCGATCTCGTCCGGTGTCAGATTGAATGCGGACAACTCCTTCACAACGAGGCTCTGTTCAAACTGCGTCAGCGGCAGCTGGTTGTTGCTGGTCATGATGCGCGCCACGCGTTCTACATCGCTGCCAGTGAATGGGACGATGGCGATCAGTTCGATGGGTTTGCCAGCCTCTCTTACTCGGCGATACGCTCGAATACGGCGATGGCCCTCGACGACCCATACGCCGCCTTCATCGCGCGGACGTACCTCAAGTGGAGGCACAACCCCACCGGAAAACAGGAACTGAAATAGATCATCATCAGCCTGCTGCGTCCTCTCATCATCAATACGCTTGTTAAACCCTTCCTGTACGTGGATATTATCCAGGCTGATGAACATTCCGCTGTCACGGCGAGAGATAGGGCCACCTTTTCGGGACATCTTCTTGAATGAGTTAGCCATTGCTGACCTCCTTTGTCCTGCTGATGAGAATCAGCATGTCACCTTTGGTTTTGACTACTATGGAGCGCCCTGGCTGAATAGCCTCAAGGTTGAACGCCTCGCAAAATGATTCTAGGGCCAGTGATTTATCGTCTTTCCTATTCCACCACCGCCAGCCTTTACGCAAGGCTATGGCGAAAACCCATTGCCACGCTTTGATGCTCATCCAGAGCCAGATGATTACAACCTGAAGCATGATCATCCAATCGGTGGCTGAGTATTTAGCAAAGGTTTCCATTAACACGCCTCCTGATACGCGATGGCCATCTGTTCTGCGTCATTCATAGCGTCATGAAGCGCATGGTGCTTAATCATCTGGAAGCACGGCTGGTGCCCCTCTAAATAGCCCTTACGCCCGCGGGTTGGGACCTTGGTATCGATGTATGTCCTAACGTCGCGCTTGCCGTTGTAACGCCATGGACACTCCAGACCGCACATGCGGTAGGCGTTCTCCAGAATGGCGCCATCAAAATCTGGCCCACGAAAAAACACCCTGGCACCGGGGTGATAATCCAGCCAGCGAGAGAGGCCGATCAGGGCTTCGCTGAGGGCTACGCGATCGCCGGTTAGAGCTTCGTGTGCATCCTCGGCCTGGTCTTTCCACCACATCTGGGTTTTTTGGCTGACGGTTCGGCCCAGCATCAGCTGATCTGTGGCGTCGAGCCGGGTATAAAAAGCCAGCACGGAGAAGTCCTGCAGATCGATATCGCGGGATACCTTCAGGATGTTGGCCTGGGTATCCTCCAGATTGCTGACATCTACTGCAAAAGCCCCGATAGAGAGCAGCAGGGCGCTCGGCACGGTATCCATGGTTTCGGTATCGATAACGACGTCTTTAGTCATCGCTGGCCGCCTTTGTAGTCTGATGGATGATTTCCAGATTCAGTTTTTTAGCCAGCGCGATACGCGCCAGCTCTTTGCTTTCCCCGTGCTTCAGGAAGCCATCTTCTACAATCTCCTGCAGGCGCTCTTTTGTGAGTTTCATTATTCATCACCCAGCAATTCAGCATAATTAATAAACTCACCAAAACACTGCAACTCAGCGCCAGCCATGAAATAACCCAATGCCTCGCTGCGTGAATCGCTTTTGAAGGTGTTCAGCGGATAGCGCTCATAAAATTTGTTAATCAGGTGCGCCATTTTCAGTTCAGGTGCTGGCTGGTTTCCCATCTTGGCTCGTTCCTGCCATGCTAACCAGGCAGCGTTTTTCGCACCAACTCCTGCAATTGGAAGGTTGTCTTCGTTATTCCACGCGTCGAACAATGCTCGCTCATCTATAACTGCCGGCGCTGGCTGGGCGGTGTAGAGTGGCGCTACCGGCAGCCCGGAGCGCTCCGCTTCAAACAGCCATGCGTCAACAGGATTTAGTGAGTGCTCGATTGGCGAGCCGCCTGATTGGTACATCAGCGACTTTGCCCGCAAAAACAAATCATGGACAGAGTTGTCGCTTATTGCAGGCTCCAATACAGGCGCTGGCTGGGCGGTGTAGAGTGGTTGATACAATCCACGCAAGCTCGCATCTTCTGAAAATGACCAGCGCGGTTTAGGATTTCCGTTAATGTCAGTGGTGCGATATCGCCACGCCACCGGCTCAGCCTCCAGCGACGCCAGCGCGATGCGGGCAAGTTCGCGCTCTTCACATGCTGTAGGGGCATCTCCGATGCCAAGAAAAATTTGCTTTGCTCGTTCTTTGGTAATAGTGGTCATGGGTTAGTGGCTCCTGAATCCATTGCAACCGCGAAGAAATTCGACGATATATCCCTTCATTTTTTCCTGACACTGCCCAGACCATCCATTCGGCGGCGTCCACCGTTCTACAAGATCGGCCATCTTTTTCGCCTTGGCTGGCGTGACATTGAGGGAGTCATTGGTGTGCAGCTGATTAACCAGCTTTTCCATGCCTGGTATATCCAGCACAGCAAACCATGTGCCATTAGCCATGCCGAGTCCGGGGATGCGCTGCCCACTACGACGTTTATCTGTGAGTTCTACAGTCATGGGTTAGTCCTTTACAAAAATGATCCAGTGGGTCTTGTCGCCCTTCCCGGTGCGCTGGCCAATCGCCGGTTTCTCGTCTGTAAGCGCTAAAATCTGGCTTACCGGTATCTGGGTTTCATTCCATTTGAAGATAAGAACGCCTTGTGGCCGCAGCACTCGGAAGGCTTCGCGAAATCCGGCGCGTAGGTCATCGCGCCAGGTTTCTTTGTTCAGCCGACCGTATTTTTTACCCATCCAGGCGTTTTCACCGACGCGCTCAAGATGCGGCGGATCGAATACAACCACAGGGAAAGAAGCATCGCCGAACGGTAGCGCGCGGAAGTCAGCAATCACGTCATGGTTTATGACTAGGCTACGCCCGTCGCAAAGGGTGTGCTGTTCGGCGCGAATATCGCTAAAAACAGCGCGCTCGTTCTGCTTGTCGAACCAGAACATGCGGCTACCGCAGCACATATCTAAAACTGCTTGCTCTGCCATCTCACTCCCCCTTACTGGCGCCAGCGTCCAGCCATTCAAATACATTCCAGTATTTCGACCAATCTTGCTGATCGTACTCATCAGCATCTTCATTCCATTCCCCAGCAAATGGGTTTTCGCAAACAGATGTGAGCCATAAACCAATTGCTGGTGATTCAGGATTGCTCTCGAAAATTTCAGCAATTCGAGGCCAGTGATTGACGTATCTTTCGTCCACGGGGAAATCAATTAGATACTGGCGAATGCATTGCGCAGCGCGGGCATAGTCTTCTCGAACTACGATCATGTTGTCGTACGTCATCGCCAGCACAGCGCGATTATGTTCGGGGATATCCATGCGTTTAGGTAAGGGCCAGACTTTATCGATCTCCCAGGTGTAAGAGTTTCTGGCCATACCGAGATAGCGCACAGCCATATCATTCCAGATAACTGGGGCACTTCCCCAAGCGTTCTGTAGCTCTTCCATTTTCTCGGATTTCTCGCCTGGCCATACTGAAATCACTGTTGAATAACTCATGCTTTTCCCTCCCGCAGCTGTTTTGCATAACAAAGCATGAAATTTACGTCATCTTCGCACCAAACATTTTCACTGCATTTTTTTGCCAGCATCTCCACACCCTGCGCCATCATCTCGTTGATGAATGCGTCGGTTTCCGCGGTGGTTATTTTCGATGGCAAATATGTGCGCGGATGTTTTAAGTCGGCGTTCTCGGCAGCCAGCGACTCGTTTTCATCCAGCAGCGCGATAGCCGTAACTGGGGTAAGGAGCTTCGTGAAAGCATTCAGTGCATCGATCCGCTTATCGAAAGGCATAACCGGAGCCTCTCCGGCTATTTTGGCGTTTAACGCCGCTTCACGCAGCGCCTGTTTGTCTACCTGGCTCATGCTGACGCCTCCTCACCTAATGCGGTAACCAGATTAGCGATCAGTGCTGACAGCTCGCCAGATAGCAGAACGAAATCGGCGTCAAACCGCTGCACGGCATCTTCTGGATCGATATCGTCGTTTTGGTCGAGCAGGGTGTTACTGAACTTCAGGCGCTTAATGGTTCCGTTATCATCCAGAACGAACTGGATGCGGTCATTCCAGCCCATAGCCAGCTTGGTAACCATCTTGCCGGCTTCGATGTGTACGGTGATCTCGTCGGTATCGACGTCCTGCTGTTTCGTGCGGATGATCCCGCCGTCTTCTAGGATGGCTTTTAGCTCTGCCTCATCACCCAGGGTAAATCCTGCGGATGCCTTACCGGTGCGCACCCATTGGGTTAGCGTTAGCTCGATAGGGGTTTTCATTGTGAGCGGTACAACGGGCAGGGAACCGAGGCTTTTACGCAGCAGAGCGAGAATGCCTTCGGCCTTTTTAGCGCTGGCTGCATCGACCATAACCAGCTTTTTGGCGGAATCGATCCACAGCCAGCTTTGATGCGTCCGGCTAAATGCTCGCGGCAACAGGGAGTGCAGAACCTCATCGCGCAGCGCGTCTTTCTCGGTCTTCTTCAGCTTGCGGCATTGCTCTTGCTCCAGCTTTGCGATGCGTTCGCGTAAGTGTTTTTGGATCACCTCAGCCGGGAGTATTTTTTGTTCACGGCGGTAGCGCATCAGGAGGTAGCCATTAGCGGCATGAATTAGGCTGTCAGCCGTAGCGATCGGAGCTGTCCAGCCAGAGCGAGACATATCCTGGCTTGCGCATGGGGTGAAAACCATAGGAGCAAGGGCGGCCTCGATGGCCTTTGTATCTAAGTTAATGTCTTTGGTGAGGCGGTATATCAGTACGTTTTTCACGTTAAAGGTTTTCACTTATTTATCTCCACACATTTTTTAGGTACGAGTGTTCCCGGCGCTGATTACGGATAATCAACACGATTGGCATATAAGGTGTTCACACAGAGAAGAGCTCTAGCCGGATATACTGAATAACTCACTTCATACTTAAGTTTCAAGGTTAGCGAGAACCTTTCTCTGTGTGTGCTGCGGTGGCAGGTACAGACCTCCGGCTTGGGGGGAGGGAGTCGTTTTTGTTATCTGTTTGGAGCAGTCATCTAAATGCATAAAAAACATACAAATGTAAACCTTTGCGCCTTGTAAAATTAATGATTGATATTATTTTATTAATGTTTTACATTAATTTCTCCGTTAGCAGAACTTGTATGAGGTCAGTATGTCACCACAGAAGCTTTCTAGGATTAGTCAACACATGTCTACAGCATCTCTTTTCATTATCATTTTTATGTTAGGATTCAATAGCCTATTTTGGATATTTCCTTCACTGTTGTCAGATAGTGGTGGATATGGCCTTACAGCACAGATGATGGGCTTAACTAATTTTGAAATGCTACCGTGGTGGAAAATCACTGGCGGAATTATCCTATCAGGCATTCCATTAGTCTCATTATCTTATGGGCTATATCAGTTACGAGTTCTATTCCATACTTATTCTAAAGGGGATTATTTTTCCACTAACGCGGCAAGGTTATTAGGCTCTGTTGGTAAATCAATAATTATTTGGATTCTATTAAATATATTGTGCGAACCTTTGCTTAGTTATTGGTTGACATTTCAAGAACCTATTGGGAATAGAGTTATTTTTGTCAGCATTGATTTTCAATATATTGCCGCTGTTTTTTTCGCATTCTGCGTCATATTAATATCTGAGATATTAAAAAAAGCCAGCGTTATTAATGCTGAAAACCAACAAATAATATGAGGCTATCACATCATGTCTATTATTGTTAGATTAGATGTCTTGTTAGCCGAGCGCAAAATTAAATCAAAAGACCTTGCCTCTGCAATAGGTATCACAGAGCAGAACATATCAATACTAAGACAAGGAAAAGTTAAGGGGATTCGTTTCTCAACATTAGAAGCGATATGCAGATACTTAAATTGCCAACCTGGTGATTTATTAATCTTTAATGACGAAGATGATTCAACCATAACTGGTTAGAATTGTATCAATAATTTATTAATACAAAGTATTTCTTAGATTAGTAAGGCCCATTTCATCTTTAAGTGGGCCTTTGTTGGTAGTAAAGCTCTGTAAAATTGTGGTTTTAGCTGAACCATAACGCCCCTCATCCTCACCTCGTTGTAGGTAGTGCTACTTGTCATCCATATAGACACTCACAAATGCCTATGTGGATGGCTATCAGACTGGTCACACCCATGCTTCCACATGCGTTTCACCCCTCGCACTCGTCACATCTGCTGATATCAGCCTGTGAGTCTAAGCGGTCATCGAGTTGCAGTGTTCCGTCTCGATGAGTAAACTTTAAGACAACTTAAAATGCACGTCAAGACATTCATAAAGAAAACTTAAATATTTTGTGTGATTGGTTTTGCAGGGTGGGGTTTTATGTTGATGGCGCCCCGCGGGGCGCAGTGTTATGGGAGGTTGGTAATCTTGGCATCAACGACAACGCCGATGATCTGGCAGTTCCCGTTGATCTCTATCATTGGGTATTGTGGGTTTAGCGGCTTGAGGAATCTCCGCCCTGAATCGATGACCAGTTTTTTGAACGTTGCTTCATTGTCATTAACTAGTTTTGCCACTACTAATTTTCCGTTATCCGGGGCTGCTTCTGGATCAACGAGAATCGCCATACCCTCTGGGATGCTCAACCCCACAGGCGATGTCATGGAATCCCCCTTAACATCTAGCCAGAACGATGATGCGTGGCATTCCTCTGTAGTCCCATACCACCTGTCTACAGCCATTATTGGATACGCCTCTATTGCCTCACTCCATTGCCCAGCACTTACCCAGCTGATCACTGGGTACATCCCTTTCTGCGTTCTCTCCTTTCTGAATTCAATGTTGTGATCTACATCGCCACCATTAACCAGGTATTCGGCGCTGCACTGTAAGGCCTCAGCCAAGTTAAGAAGGGCGTCTCCCCGCGGGGATGTCTCATCACGCTCCCATTGAGAGATGGCAACGTTAGAGACACCAACCGCCTTACTTAAAGACACCTGACTTAGCTTCAGCTCTTTCCTCCGCTTATGGATGCGGTACCCCATGGTTTCGCTTTTCATAGTTAAGACATCTTAAATCTTGTTGACTTAAGAATCCTTTATATCGATAATTGAAGAATACTTAAATATGGAGGTAAACATGCTCAAGAAAGCAGTTATTGAGCACTTCGGTAGCCAGCATGCAGTAGCGAAGGCTTTGCAGGTCAGTGACTCTGCTGTCTCTCAGTGGAAAGGGGTGATTCCTGAGCGTGCTGCGCTTCTGGTTCACCAGATCACCAAGGGAAAGCTTAAGTACTCAAAGGATTTTTATAAAAAAATCACCTAAACACCACCGCTCTTTAACGGACAGATATAGAACGTGATGACTTCAGTTTAGTTGCAATCGATAGAACAGCACACCCACCAAGGGACAGAAGAGATGGTAGACATCAAGACAACGATCAAAGAGATGTGCAAGGCGTATCCAGGAGGTCAGAAGGCGATGGCCGTACAGCTTGGCATGACCTATGACGCGTTCCGTAACCACTTGGATCAGAAGTGCGCTAGTCGGTTCTTCACGCTGGCAGAGATAGAGCTGATGGAGGACTTATCCGGGACGTCACTGCTGGCTGAGTACCACGCCGCACGCCGGGGAAAACTGCTGGTGGACATTCCGGTACTGGAGCAGATCGACAACGTAGAGCTGTATGAGCATTCCATGAGAGAGATTGCAGCCGATGGTGAGCTGGCCAAAGCAAAGGTAGAGGCTGTGGCTGATGGGGTGATCTGTAGTGATGAGAAGCAGGAGTTGACGACGTTGTTCTGGAAGAAGATGCGCAATCACGCGTATGGCTTCTTCGCGTTCATGGCTCTGAATGGGGCTGCGATTGCTGATGACTCAGCGGTATTGGTGGCGCACCGGGAATGCCGTCCCAGTGCGCCTGCGCATAAAACTCTGTGTGGAGATTAAACGCATGAACATTTTAAACCCAAAACGCCCATCAACGCAATTTCGGTGCCGGATTGTCGGTGGCCGCCTGAGCTATGAGCAAATCGTAGCGGCATCCAATAGGCCAGGCAACAACCAACCTCGCCGAGGTTTGGTAGTCGGTCGAGCTGCCGTTGATGCGGCCTGGGGTGAGTTTTACGGGAACGGGAGGATCCATGGCTAAGTTTCCGAGGGTTGGCCATATGTACAAAGATCGCTATGGCCATACCGTGCGCGTGGTATCCACATGCGCTGATAGGCAGCGGGTGGCATATCAGCTGAAGGGGTATGAGTGGACGATTAACGCGGCCCTGATCGTGTTTAACGCCCGTATTCGGAGGGATGCGGCGTGAGTATGACTCTGATGGCAAAGGCCATGGCGATTAAGGTCGGGAATCCTGTCCGTAAGCTCGTACTTATCAAGCTGGCCGATAATGCCAATGACAACGGGGAGTGCTGGCCGTCATATCAGCACATCGCCGATCACTGTGAATGCAGCAAGAGCGCGGTGAGAACGCACATTGAAGCGCTAATAGGTATGGGCTTATTGGTGAAAGAGAACCGCATCGGGAATAACAACGGGAAGGGTAATAAATCGAACGTTTATTACCTGAACTTGAATGCCCCTATGTCAGCAGAAAGCACACCCCCTGTGCCGTCAAAAAGCATAGCCCCTATGTCGTCAAAAAGCACAGCTATGTCATCAGGCGACACCCCCTGTGCCGCCACGTGGCAGACCCCTGTGCCGTCAGATGACACCAGAACCTATCAGTTAGAACCAGTCATAGAACCTATTGGGGAAAAACAAACATCCGACAGGAAAATTAAAAGGGCTACGCAACTGCCTGACGATTTCAAACCGAGTGATTCTCACCGAGCTATGGCCAGTGAGTTTGGCGTTGATATCGATCTGGAGCTCGCCCAGTTCTGTGATTATCACCTAGCCAAAGGGACCACGTTCAAAAGCTGGCCCGCCGCATTCAACACCTGGCTGCGCAATGCCAAGAAGTTCGCCGGCAATCGCGGGCAACGAGCCAAGTCCGAGGCGGCAGGAGATACCACGCTGCGTGATGCTGCGTTCCGCCGGTTTATCGGATCCGCTCTCCCACTGCGTGAGCCGTCAGCACTGGAGCAGGCAGCCCGTAAGGCGGCCAGCATGGCGAACGTCAGCAAGATGTCACCGGAGTGGGCGCAGAAGCGCTGGAACAGCATTTGGACCGAAGTCGAGCAGCGCCAGGGCGCAGCAGGGGAGGCAGCATGAGCATAAAAAAATCGGCCATGGCCACAGCACACTGCGAGCGTGCGGAGGCGTTGGCATCGCGTGGGTTTTACCGTAGGGCGATCACTGAGCTGACCGCGGCGGCCATGTGCGCCAGTGCGTCACAGATCGGTGGCGTTGTGGAGCGCCGTAACGAGCTATCGCGCCGTGTGCGTTGCTCCCAGCGTGTCAGCGGTGATCCGCGTATGGACTATGACAACTGCGTAGGGGGCGTGCTGTGAGCATTAAATCCAATACCCCGGCAGAGGCTAAGGACTGCTGGCAGACCCCGCTATGGTTATTCGATGCGTTAGATCTCGAGTTCGGCTTCTGGCTGGATGCTGCGGCGTCAGAGAGCAACGCCCTGTGCGTTAAATATCTGACCGAGGTAGACAACGCCCTGGGGTGTGAGTGGGAGAGCGCGGGAGCTATCTGGTGTAATCCGCCATACAGCAAGATCGGCCCCTGGGTAGCTAAAGCGGCAGAGCAGAGCGCGCGGCAGATCCAGACGGTAGTGATGCTAGTCCCGGAAGATATGAGCGTGGGCTGGTTCAGTGAGGCGCTGAAAACGGTCGATGAGGTGAGGGTGATCACCGGTGGCCGTGTCAACTTTGTCCACGCTGTGACGGGAGCGGAGCAGAAGGGGAATAGCAAGGGGTCAATGCTCCTGATTTGGCGTCCGTTCACCACGCCACTGCATCGTATCACTACGGTCTCGAAATCGATGCTGGAGGCTATAGGCCGTCCAGTAAGGAGTGCGGCGTGAGGCTGTACCTCCCATTCCCACCTAGCGTTAACACTTACTGGCGCGCCCCCTCGCGGGGGCCGCTTGCTGGCCGTCACCTAGTGAGCGCCAGAGGGCGAGCATTCCACACCGAATGTCAGGCCCGCGTTCTGGAGCAGCTGCGCCGCTATCCGACGCCGATGGCCGGCGATCTGTCTGTGCATGTCGTCTTGTACCCGCCGACCCGCGCTCGCCGTGATCTGGATAACTTCTTCAAGGCTCCACTGGACTCTATGACGAAGATCGGTATCTGGCATGACGATAGTCAGATCAAGCGCATGACGGCGGAGTTCGGCGAGGTGGTGAAAGGCGGCTGTGTTGAGATCGTGATCCAGCCGTTTACATCGATGCCTAAAAAACTGCCGACGTAATAGTGATCGCCGATCAATAAGGTAGGATTAATATCCTATATTAATCAATAAATTAAGTTCACATTTTGCGCCATTTTTTTCTGAAAACTGTATGTAAATCCAGTACAATAAACAAGCCGCCAGACCATGCCGGGTTGGCGGCAATTCCCACAGTGTGGAGGTGCCGATGTATCCGATTTTGCCCGCTAATGGCGCTCTTACGATGTCTACCAGAGAGATCGCCGAGTTGACCGGTAAGCGTCATGACCATGTTTTACGCGACGCCCGCAATTTGCTGGCCGAACTTCAATCTCCCCAAAGTTGGGGAGATTACCAAGATGGCCAGGGGCGCACTTACCCGATGATCCTGCTGGATAAGAGTCAGTCGATCTGCCTTGTAGCCGGTTATAGCGCTAAGTACCGGATGGCCATTATCAGCCGGTGGCAGGAGCTGGAGCAGTCAGCCAGACCGAAAAGCCAGTTAGAGATGATTGCTCAGATGGCCATGGAGGCCGCGCGCATTGAGCGTCAGGTTGAGGCAGTGCAGCAACAGGTTGCGCTGGTTGATCAGCAGGTGAAGGACATCGCCGCCGGCGCCATTCCTCCAGGTTGGCAGACTATCCGCAACCTTTCTGCCGAAAGCGGGCTATCCGAGCAGAAGACACGCGATCTGATCAAGGCGTTTGGCGTCCGCAGTAAGAAGGTCCCGTTCATGACCCCGGGTGGCATTGTGACGAACGCGACCGTTGCCGATGAAGAGGACTTCCTCCGTGCCGTTGGCGTTGTCATCCATGAGGCCACCAGGCCGATGCGTAGCAAGTACTGGTATCACCCGAAGCTGGGGCGGTTTGAACGGAGGGAGGTAGCCTGATGCGCATGCTGTTTACCGCATACCCGCAGCGGAGTGCAGGCGTTGTCCTGCTGAAAACCGGAAAACTGACGCGCCGTTTCACCGATGGCCAGCGCGTGATGCTGGCCGATGTACCCGCGGCATTTCATGATAGCCCCGCCGGCGAATTGGTATCTGACCAACTGATTGCTGCGGATCCTGTGTGGCGCCCCTTTTTTGCACATGATCGCGTGCAGAAGGCTGCCAGTCTGTACATGAACTTTTCGGAATATTTGGAAAGTTTTCACTACTGCCAGTGGAAAGGTGTGCGTGATGGATACCATGACATACAGCTGACCAATACCCATGGCGAGCATGGCGGCGCCAGGCTGTGTTGGACCTGCGACAACGCCATGCGCGGGACTGAGGGTGCGCTTTTTACAGCGCTGTGCGAGAAGAACCGCGCGGAGTGGGTAATCGAGTCTGCCCGCCGTGGGCTCAAGCTGCCGGAAGGGCATCAGCTGACTGAGCCGGAATTGTGTTGGTGGGCGCTGGTATTCGGTGTGGCTGACCAGATCCCCGGCGGCATCGCGCGTCGTATTACTGGTGTCGAGCTGGAGGAGATCACTGGCGTGATGAGTGAGTCAACCATCATCCCGGATCGGCCAACGGCTCAGGGCGTGCTGGCCGCTGCGGTAGAAGCAGCAGAGGCCGTAATCCCCCAGGAGAAAATGAAGCCGGTGATCAAGCTGGCGGCTGATGAAGCGCCCGCGGCAGGCTTTATGCTGCGCCCCAAGCTGCAGCGCTGGGAGTGCCCGACATATTTGCGCTGGGTGAAGACTCAGCAGTGCAGTGGGTGCGGTAGTTCTGCTGACGATCCGCATCACATCATCAACTCAGGTCTGGGGCTGGGCGGTGTCGGAACCAAGACCCATGACCTTTATGTGATCCCGCTATGCCGGCGGTGTCACGACGAGCTGCACCGGGACGTAAGCGCCTGGGAGCGGCAGCACGGCAGCCAGATAGAGCTGCTAGTGCAATTCCTCAATAGGGCGCTAGGTATCGGCGCCATCCTGAAAGCGTAATGTGTGGAGAGCGCTGAACATGACTTTGAAAAATTCTCAGAAGGGATCGGCCTCGCGTGCTAATAAGCAAAACGCGTGGGTGACGGTAGCGGGGGCGCCGCGTCGCTCTTATTTAGGGAAGTATCACCGGCTAACACCAGCTCAAAGCCGATGGGTCCGTTCGCTTTTAAACCAGTGGGGTGGGATGTATGGCGGTAGCGGTGTAGAGCACCTCTCTGGCGGTGGGGGATTGTGGTCAGTGATTTTGACAGGGTGGACAGGAGAGCAGCAGGAGCGGATCGCCTCTGTCCTGTCTGACCTGCGCAGGATGGGATACAGCGGACAGGCACTGTTTGACCATGCGAAGGCCATTATATGGCCTAAAAAATCACTCTCTAGCTTGATCGGTAAGGCCGTGGATGAGGATGAGGCCGAGTTTATGGAGGCGGTTATCCTGAAGTCATTCGCGTTATCTAGCCCTGTTTATGTGATCGGTAAGGATTACTACACCCGGCGCAACACGATGAACAGTATGGCCAGGTGGATGCAGCAGCATTACGCCCCTTTCTTAACGGAGAAGCAGTGCATTGATCGGGTTCGGTGGTGTATCGAGTTGTTCAATTCTGCAGTCTACTTCACGCTTATGAGCGAGCTGTGCATCGAAAATGCAGAAACTTGCAAAAAAGACTTGAAAACAAGTTTTGAAGCTGCATAATTAAGTTACGCTTAGCGAAGCTGCGCCGGCTCGGCAGCCAGCAAAAGCGAAACGAATTTGATTAACCCGCCATTGAGCGGGTTTTTCGTTTTTGTCCGTAGCAGTGCTGGTATACGATTAAAACGATGCCGATGGGCGCGCATCGTGGGTTTGGTTTGTCAATAAGCGATAGGTCATCGCTCAGTCCAGAAAACTTTTTTTATCTTTAACCAGAAATCCAGAGGATGTTCCTTCTGGATAATCCATTAGCCTGTTAATGAATGTCTTTAAATCATTACCGTGATGCAATGATGTTAGTGAATTGTTGATGTCGCTCTTGAGCTCCCTTACCAGATGGCCTGATGGGTCGATACGCTCAATTGTTTTTACTATGTTGTGAAATATAAGGCTAACGGCCTGCTCTCTGACAACCATCATTATTTTTATTTGATCTAACTCTGATTTCGTCTCGTAATCCATGCCGCCTCCCCGACCATGATTAACCAGCCATACCTTAAATATCTATTTCAAAGTATAGATTAACCATGGCTCGTCAGCGGTTGCGATGACCAATATCTACTTTCCAATGAGTGGCCATTAGTGGCGCGCTCTCTGCTTGCCTGGGTGAGCAATCAACTATCGCCCAGCGTTCGCTGAGCGCGAACAAAAGGAGCTATCCATGAGTGATCCGCTAACCGGTACGGGGTCGGCTGCCGGGGCGTTGGCTGGGGTTACGTTTGTCGGGATCTTTTCCGGTGCGGACGCTGGCGTAGTCATTGCGGCGTTTGCGGGGGCCGTTGTGTTTGTCCTATCGGCTGTGGAGTTTCCCGCGTGGAAGCGCATCGCTTTTGGCTTTGTGTCGTTCCTCATGGGGGTTATTGCGGCAGGGTTTACGGCGTCGATCATCGATTGGTTTCTTCCTGATCAGGTCGTAGTCGATAAGCCGATTGGTGCGTTGGTGGCCAGTGCCTGCGTTATCTGGGTGCTGATGTTCATCATCTCGAAAGCCAAGAACCCGCCGCCCCTGAATTTTAAAGGGGGTGGCAAGTGACGATCGATCTGTTTCTGCTTCACATCAATGCAGCTGTGTGCGGGCTAATCGCCATGCGGCTGCTGCTGTTTCGTCGTAATGGCTCGCAGCATAAGCGCCGGGGCGCTGCTCTGGCCTATGTGCTGATTGTGGCGTCGGCATCGGTGACGTTCCGGGTGCTGATCGGCGTGTATCACGCTGTCGACATATCCGAGACGATCATCAACGTATTTCTCATGGCGCTGGTGATGAGAGCTAAGGGGAATGTTATGCAGTTATTTCGGGGAGCTTCGCGATGACCAAAGATGAAATTTTTGATGGGCTACTCAAGCGTGAGGGCGGATACGTTAACCATCCTGCTGATCGTGGTGGCCCGACGAATTGGGGTATTACAGAGAAAACGGCGCGAGCAAACGGCTATACCGGTGATATCAGCATGCTGTCACGCGATCAGGCGCTGCGCATCTATCGCGCGGATTACTGGGAAAGCCCGCGCTTTGATCTGATCGACGTTGTTTCTCAGCCTATCGCTGTGGAGCTGCTCGACACTGGCGTCAACATGGGGCCATCGGTAGCAGCCAAGATGTTACAGCGTTGCCTTACTGCTCTGAACGATGGAGGCCGCCTTTATCCTGACCTGCAGGTTGATGGGGCTATCGGTAATCGCACGGCCAACGCCCTGCGTGCCTATCTCGCAAAGCGTGGCCATGACGGTGAGACGGTATTGCTCAAGGCGCTGAACTGCTGCCAGGGTGCTCGCTACATCGAACTGTCAGAGGCGCGCCCAGCTAATGAGGCGTTTCTGTACGGCTGGCTACGTGAGCGAGTCGCTCTGTCTTAACCATATCTGAAGTGTATCCAAGAGCCTCGGCTATGCCGGGGCTTTGTCGTATCTGCGCCATGCCCGGCACAAACAATCACACAGAGCCTTATAGAAACAGGCCTCGGAGAAACGCCGTTATAGGTGGCGACCTCTCTGTGGGCGACGTTTCTGGGCAACGAGGCTTGTTTCTATAAGGTAACCATCGATATGAACACATCTGTAGCATCTTCTTATACTGACGCATCAAGCAATCATCATGTCGTTAATGAGTTCGCTGACATTGTTCCTGTTGTCAGTGGCCGGATCGGTGAGCGTGAAACCAACGTTGTGAGCGGAACGTCGTTACACAAGGCGCTGGGAGTGGCAACCCGAATGACGGATTGGATAAAGCGTCGTATCGGGGAGTATGGCTTTAAGGAAGGTTTGGATTACATCATTGTTGAAAATTTGCGCTCCCCAAATTTGAGTAGCTCAAAATCTCGCCAGCAGATCAGCCATGAATACATGACCACGTTGGATATGGCCAAAGAGCTGGCAATGGTCGAGCGTAGCGAACAAGGGCGCGCCATTCGTCGTTACTTCATCCAGTGTGAAGAGGCGTTACAGCTCACCGCCCCAGAGGTCGCCGCGCGTTATCGTCGCAAGTTAAAGGCTCGCATCGGAGTGGCAAACCTGTTTAAGCCGATGTGCTCTGCGTTGGAATCGGTAAGGGCTGAGCAGGGCAAGGCGACGCAGTCTCACCACTACAGCAATGAAAGTAACATGATCTCCCGCATCGTCCTGGGTGGCCTTACTGCGAAGCAATGGGCAGGCATGAATGGAGTAGTGGGGGATCCTCGCGATTCGATGAATGCCGAGCAGTTAGAGCATCTGTCTTATCTAGAGAGTACCAATATCACCCTGCTGGATATGGGGATGGATTACCCGCAGCGGAAGGTTGAGTTAACCCGGCTATCTCAGCGCTGGATGGCGCGGCGCCTGGGTTCGTGACGGCTTTTGTTTAACACCACTACAAAAATAGCGGTGGCAGTGTTCAGGCCTTGAATGATGCGAAGAAAATCGCATCGGTCATCACTATCAAGGGTGGGATTACATGGTTGGTGAACGGTTATGGAAGCCACTGGCGCTAATCGCGTTGGTGGCTTTGTCGTATTGGGGGCTTTCGTCCTGGCGGTACGCCGTTGGCCATGCTGATGGAAAGGGTGAGGCTGATCGAACGTGGCAGGTTAAATGGTCGCAGCGTGATGCTGGGGAAGCCCAAGCGATTACAGACAACGTGATGCTGACGCTCAACATCATGAATCAGGCGGTGGAGGCTAATCGAAATGCAAAGCACCAGATCGCACTGGAGTCACAGAGAGCCGCGAGCGACATCAAGGCTGCTGTTGCGGACGATGATTGCGCTCGCCGGCCTGTGCCTGCTGGCGCTGCTCAGCGGCTGCGTCAGTACGCGGACAGTGTACGTTCCGGCGCCAGTGCCACCGATTAGCACTGAGTTAACTGCCGATACGCCAGTGCCAGCAGTACCTGATCCGCTGACCTGGGGGGCCAGCTTGGATTTGAATATTAATCTTCTATCCGCGTTAGGGCAATGCAATGCGGATAAGGCGGGGATCCGGCGCGTGGAACTGATGCGCGCCTCTCCTGCAACAGGCAATAAAAATCATATCGACAACAGAGGTAATGAGTGATGGAGAAAGCAGTGCAGATTGCGGTAAACGCCCCGGCGTTTAAGTTCGACCTGAATCAGATGGTCAATGTACGCGTTAGTGATGAGTTCGGCGAGGTGCGTGGGCGCGCTCAGTATGCCAATGCTGAGAACCAATATTACATCCACTACCGCGCCGCTGATGGCCGTGCAACTTCGTCCTGGTTCGATGAATCCCTGTTGGTTGCTGCAGAGGATGATCGCCACCCTGGTTGCCCTATCTATGGCTGTGCCGAAATGCCGGAAGGGGCGACGGTAGAAGACGAGTAAGCATTACAACAGGCCTTCAGTGGGGGGTCTGTGATAATGTAGACTTGTGTTTTTTCTGAGCGCCCCATGTATAGAAAACTATCATTGTGGTAAGTACCCAAAATGGAGGACTTATGCTTCAAGATTATTTTTCACATTCTACATCCGATCAAGAGCGTCGCTTGCTGGCAGTACAGGCAGCTTTAGAGATTGTAAAAGCTTCTGTTGGCTCTCCTACTTCTTATACTGGTGGTAAAGCTTTTGCTGATTTTAAGGCTGTAACTGAAGGGGTTGGCTCATTAGCTGATGCTATCCAGGATGCGCTGGAAAGCAATGATGATGAATAATTGTTATTCCTAATTAATAACCCGCTGCGGCGGGTTTTTTATTGTTATTACCACACTCAGAGCAATTATCGTTACAGCCAGGCCGCCATGTGCGGCCTTTTTCATGGGGGTATGTATGACGTCATCACCGTTTCAATTCACGCGAGGACGCCGCTGCAGCTATTGCGGTTCGTTAACGCATATCGTTCAATTCTGCCCCAAAACGTATGCGGGGCGCTCGAATATAGAGAGCCGTGAGCGGGTTAAGCAGCTGGTTAACAGCACCCGTAACCAATAATCGGTTTGCGCCGCCTGTCGCCGTGTCCTCGCCTTAACCGAGACCATGCCATCCTTCATGTGAGTGGGTGGGGTCATTCAAAAACAGGTAACGCCGGGGTGGTTCCCACATGCTCGCCAGCTGGAGCGATGGCGGAAGAATCCAGTGCACCAATCAACAAATGATAACCATTATCAAAAGGTACTCCCTGAGGGTGGCCCTACTGCGGGTCACGCGCCACGCGGCGGGCGGCTAGTTTTTGCACTTTGATCGCCATCATCAGCACCTGCCGTAATATCATGATTAATATATAAAAAATATAGATCCATCTGGTGAGTGTGTTTTGCACTGTCGCCAGGTGCATTTTTCTTATTCGTTGAATTTTAATGCGAAATTGTGTTTTAAGGTGGTGAATCGGGGTGTGAGATGGGAACTGTTGACGATCTTGGCACTGCCTTTGCGTGGAGTATCTCTAAGATTTCAGAGGCTTTTTCTCTTGATCGGGCCACAGTGCGCAAACGGCTGGCCGAAGCTGGTGTAGAGCCAGCCGGAGAGAGTAGAGGGAATTCCCTATATGCTCTCCGTGATGTCGGGCCAGCGCTGTTTTCTACTAATAGCGCTCCTGCTGATATCGATGCCATTCAAAACCCCGCATTGATGCCACCAAAGGACCGTAAGGACTGGTATCAGTCCGAGAATGAGCGCGTGAAGCTGGAGGAGAGTACACGGCAACTGATCCCGGAGTCTGAGGTTGTGTCTGTGTTTTCCAGTATGACAAAAGCCGTTGTTCAGGTGCTTGAAACCGTACCAGATCTTCTAGAGCGCGATTGCGCATTGTCTCCGCAGGCTGTCTCGCATGTCCAAAATGTCATTGATGATCTGCGTTTTACGCTGGCTGAACGCACATACCATGCCTGCGCATCGGATTTGGCCGGCAGTGAGGAGGGGCTAGGGGAGGACTGATGTACGCATCCGCAAAAATGATAGGGCAGGATTTATCGGCTCGATTAAAGCCGCCGCGTCGAATGAGGGTATCCGAGGCTGTTGGGAAGTATATGCGAGTGCCAAAGAGTGCAGGCAACTCTGTCGCTTGGGATCCGAATGTGTCGCCGTATGTGCTAGAGCCGTTGGATTGTCTGTCGTCGAGAGAGTTTGATGCGGTGATTTTTGTCGGTCCCGCCCGAACGGGGAAGACCGTGGCGCTGGTTGATGGATGGATTGTTTATAACATTTGCTGCGACCCGTCCGACATGCTGATTGTGCAGATCTCTGAGGAGAAAGCCAGGGAGCATTCGAAAAAACGCCTTGACCGTACTTTCCGCTGTAGCCCAGCAGTGCGCCGTCGGATGAGCCCGCGCCGGAATGACAATAACGTTCATGACAAAATTCTACGTGATGGATCCTATCTAAAAATTGGTTGGCCATCGGTAAACATTATGTCGTCATCAGACTACCGCTTTGTAGCGCTGACTGACTATGACCGTCTGCCGGAGGACATTAATGGTGAGGGTGATGCTTTTAGCCTGGCATCTAAGCGCACCACAACGTTTATGTCGGCTGGGATGACTCTGGTTGAGAGCTCGCCAGGGCGAGATATTGTAGATACGAAGTGGAAGCGGACGACGCCACATGAGGCGCCTCCCTCGACGGGGATCTTGTCACTCTACAACCGAGGCGATCGCCGGCGCTGGTACTGGCCATGTCCCCACTGTGGTGAGTTTTTCCAGCCGATTATGGAGAACGTTGTCGGCTATAGAGATAACCCGGATCCCATGGAGGCCAGCGAGGCGGCTCGGGTACAGTGCCCACACTGTATGGGGCTGATTGAACCGCATCAAAAGCGTGAGCTTAACGCGCGCGGCATCTGGCTGCGCGATGGGGAAATTAGCTATGCCGATGGTGAGCGTAGCGGAACGCCACGTCGATCTCGTATCGCGTCTTTTTGGATGGAGGGGCCGGCGGCGGCGTACCAGACCTGGGCGCAGCTTATCTATAAAATTTTGACCGCTGAACAGGAGTATGAGGCGACCGGTAGTGAGGAGACGCTGAAAACGGTCATCAATACTGACTGCGGGCAGCCGTATATGCCGCGCCGTTCGCTGGAAAGCCGCAAGAGCGATGTCCTTATGGCGCGTGCGGAAGTGATAGAGAAGCGCGTTGTACCGGAAGGCGTGCGCTTCCTGATCGCGACGGTGGACGTACAGGGTGGTAAGAATCGTCGTTTTGTCGTGCAGATTATCGGTTATGGCGCCGATGGCGAGCGCTGGGTAGTCGATCGCTACAACATCCGCTATTCCATGCGGTTCAATGAGAATGGGGAAAGTCAGCCGATTAATCCGGCTTCATTCGCTGAGGATTGGGACCTGTTGAGAACGGATGTTCTTGATAAAACCTATCCTTTGGAGTCATCGCCGGATATTCGCATGCCGATATTGGCGATGGGGGTCGATTCTGGGGGTGAAGATGGCGTCACCGATAACGCCTACACTTTTTGGCGCCGTTGCCGCCGTGACGGTGAGAGTCGGCGTGTCTATTTGCTGAAAGGGGATAGCGTATCCCGCAGCAAGCTGATCTCGCGCTCTTACCCTGACAACACAGACCGCTCCGACCGCCGTGCAAAGGCCCGAGGTGACGTTCCTATCTATCTGCTGCAAACCGATAAGCTCAAGGATCGGATCTCTGGTGCGCTATCTCGCGATATTCCTGGACCAAATTATATTCATTTCCCCGACTGGCTTGGGGAGTGGTTCTATGAGGAATTGACGTATGAGGAGCGCGATATCAGCGGGAAATGGCGCAAGCCAGGGCATGGCGCAAACGAGGCGTTCGACCTTTTCTGTTACGCGCATGCCATCGCCATTCTTCGTGGGTATGAACGTATTAATTGGGAGAGCCCTCCCGTGTGGGCGCGTTTACCTACTGAGCCATCATCAAAACCAGTAACGCAGCCCGCGTCCGAAGAAAATAAACCGGTTAACACAATCAATTTCGAGGCCGTCCTCGCGGCGCCAACTGTTGTTCCTGATAAAGAGATTAAGGGAGGGTGGATACTGTGACGCGAGAAGAATTGGAGCAGCGGCGCCAGGCTTATTTGGAGGCTGAGCGCGCCGTGTTAATGGGGAAGTCCATCTCAATTAACGGGCAGGAAATGACGATGGAAAGCCTGTCGGTGATCCGCAAGGGGCTGGAGGATATCGACGCGCAACTACGAGCTAAAACCCGACCCCGCAGTTTGCACTCAGTAGCGAGGTTCTAATGGGTATCTTGGGGAAGATGGTGACGGCTATTGCGCCTCACTGGAAGTTGTCACGCCTACGCGCTCAGCACACTATTCGGGCGTATGAGGCGGTCATGCCTACGCGTACGCATCGAGCGCACCGAGAAAATCGCTCACCTAATCAAGCCACGCAGTTTGGCGGCAAGTCATTGCGCGAGCAAGCGCGGTGGCTAGATGAAAACCACGATCTGGTTATCGGCGCTTTGGATAAATTGGAAGAGCGGATTATCGGCTCACGGGGAATCATCGTTGAGCCACAGCCCCTAACGCCGGACGGTGCGTTAAATAAGGAGCTGGCCGAAGATATCCGCATGGCGTGGGCCGAATGGTCGGTAGCTCCAGATGTATCTGGTCAGTATACGCGGCCCGTGTTGGAGCGCTTGCTGTTGCGTACCTGGTTACGTGATGGCGAAGTGTTTGTGCATACCATCTGCGGATCGGCGGTGGGGTTATCTAAGGTTGCCGGTGTTCCTTGCTGGCTGGAGGCGATGGAGCCGGATTACGTGCCGTTAGGCATGAGCGATCAAGAAACGAATCTGGTTCAGGGGATCCAGTTTAATAACTGGATGCGTCCTACTGGCTATCAAGTCTATAAGACGTATCCGGGGTTTGGCGTTGGTCTCGCTGATACCAAGGTAATCTCTGCAGATAATATGCTGCATCTGAAATTTACCCGCCGGTTAAATCAGGCTCGCGGGGTGTCGCTGTTATCTGGCGTCATTATTCGTTTGGCCGATCTCAAAAATTACGAGGACAGCGAGCGTATTGCGGCGCGACTTGGCGCGGCGTTTGGCGCCTATATCAAGCGGGGTGACGCACAGACCTTTAATGACGACAACTACGAAAAAGGCAAAGAGCGAGAGCTGAATATTACGCCTGGGATGATCTTTGACGGCCTTGGTCCGGGTGAGGATATCGGGATGATTAAGTCAGATCGCCCGAATCCGAATCTTGAGACGTTCCGCATGGGGCAATTACGAGCCGTCGCCGCAGGAACCCGAAGCAGCTTTTCCTCTATCGCCCGTAACTACGATGGCACATACAGCGCGCAACGCCAGGAGCTGGTCGAGGCGCAAGAGGGTTACGCCATCCTGCAAGATGCCTTTATCGCTGCTATTACTCGCCCGATGTATCGCCGCTGGCTGTCCGCTGCGATTGCAGCTGGCCGTATTACTGTCCCGCGCGGTATCGACAAAGAAACGCTATTCAACGCCGTTTACAGCGGCCCCGTTATGCCGTGGATTGACCCACTCAAAGAGGCCAACGCCTGGAAGGTCATTCTTCGTGGCGGCGCCGGTACGGAAAGTGACTGGATCCGTGCCCGAGGCGGAACCCCGGCAGATGTGAAACGTCGTCGTAAGGCTGAAATCGACGAAAACAGAGAGCTGGGGCTGGTGTTTGATACCGATCCGGCTAATGACACAGGAGGAGATCCCAGTGGTGGGAAAGAAGAACCAAATCATGAGTCCAAAGGGGATGGCCGCACTCGGAGCCGGACGCGGTAGTAACTGGTACAGCATGAAAGCCAGTGCGGAGGATACGGCGGACATCAGTATCTATGAAGAAATTGGCGGGTGGGGTATTTCAGCCCGCCAGTTTGCTGAGGAGCTGACAGCGTTGGGGCAGGTGAACCACATTAATCTGCACATCCACTCCCCAGGCGGTGATGTCTTTGATGGCATCGCCATCTATAACCTGCTGAAAAATCACCCAGCCAGCAAAACGGTGTATATCGATGGCCTGGCCGCTTCGATGGCCTCGGTGATCGCCATGGTTGGTGACCCAATCATCATGCCGGAAAACGCCATGATGATGATCCATCAGCCATTATCATATACCAAGCACAACCATACGTGATGATGCTGCATTGTTAATTCATTGTTTATTATTGATTTTTTGAATCTGTGTTTGTGGCTTTTTTCAAAGGTAATCGTACCTTGTAGCGAAATGTGTATTGCAGTGTGTATTGCAAAAGGCGGGTTATGGCTGGAGAAAATAAACTAAGTGATAAGGCCCTGAGAGGATTGTACGGGAAGCCACAAAGCGGCCAGAGGCTGATTGCTGATGGTAGGGGGCTATCGGTTAGGGTGAGTAAGAGCGGCTGTCTCACTTTTGTATTGCTCTTCCGGCATGGTGATCGACATAGTGCCCCAATATGGATGTCTTTGGGGCGTTATCCTGATATGACCCTTAAGCAAGCTAGGGAAAAGCGAGATCAATGCAGGTCATGGCTATCTCTTGGGTTAGACCCTCGAATTGAGAATAAACTACATAGAGAGAATCTATTTCACCCGGTAACAGTAAAAGAGTCTATTGATTATTGGTTCGAAAACTATGCTAAAGAAAAAAGGAAAGAATCAATAAGAATTTATAGGCGGTATGAGAAATACATATTTCCGTACATTGGGGATTACCCCGCTGAAAGATGTACGTTAACAGAGTGGTTAAAGTGTTTCGATAGAATAAAAAAATTTGCCCCCGTACAATCGGCATCTATGTTAATAGAGTTAAAGCAAATCTTTAAGTTTTGTAGGGTTCGTCAATATGTAAACTGTAATATACTAAATGACCTAAGCCCAACTGATGTGGGAAGGTATCAAGAAAAGAGAGATCGATTACTGTGTGATGATTACCTGGCTGATTTATGGGGTATCTATTTTCATGGTGAGGGTAAATCTCGAGTGATGAATTACAAGAAAAGAATGGCAATTTTGTGCCTTGTCTTCGGATGTAGACATGGGGAGGTAAGGCTCTCATCTTGGAGTGAGTGGGATTTTAATAACTGGACGTGGAGTGTTCCAAAGTCTCATAGCAAAAATGGGATGGAGATCGTCCGCCCAGTTCCACATAGATTACGGCAGTGGATCACTGATTTACATGAAGAGACAAAGCGAGATAAACATATTCTCGGTAATTTTTGCAGTAGCTCAACCGTCAGCGCTCAAGGTTGTACTAACTGGCTTTCGCTAAAACATACGCAAAGATGGTCGTTACATGACTTAAGACGGACAATATCTACAAGACTAAATGATATGGGAGTTGATTTTATTGTCGTTGAGCAGCTGCTAGGCCATGCGATAAAAGGTGTTGCAGGTATTTACAATCGAAGTCAATATCTAGAGCAGAAGCTATACGCGCTTGATAAATGGTGCGATTTTCTAGATGGTTTATACGAAGTGAAATTTCGTTCCAATATAGACAGCTTGTGAGGTGAAATTATGGTTATGGTTTCAGTAGTAAAAGATGATGATCTTAAATATATCCCTAACCTGGATCGTCTAATTCGTGAGCCAACCTGTCGAGAGATGACAACTCTATCAAACTCTACTCGCTGGAGAATGGAGCGAGAGGGGCGTTTCCCTCCTAGGCGTAAGATTGGCCCGACGGCAGTAGCGTATAGGGTGTCTGAGATTCAAGCATGGATCCGTGGTGAGTGGCACCCAGGTTGGAAGCCAGATCAATCGAAACTTTAATACTGTAATTTTTGATGAAACCAGACCCGCCAATGGCGGGTTTTTTCATATCTTAATGTAAGGGGATTAGTGAGATGAATAATGATTTTTTGGAGATGGGTAAGCGTAATACACATCAGGTGAAAGCGGTATGTATTAAGGCCAAAGACTTAGCAGTGTTGCGGTTTGAGGGGATTAGTGTGCGAGTGGCTAGGTTGAATGGTGATCCGTGGTTCGTCGTTGCTGATGTATGTAAGGCCCTTGAGCTGAGTAGCCCAACTAAATCTATCAAAGCGTTAGATGGTGATGAGAAAGCCCTGATTTCAATTCAGGGCTTAAGTCGGGGTAATAATGAGGCCAATATTGTCAGCGAATCAGGATTTTATAAAATGATCGTTCGGTGTCGTAAGGCTAGCATAGAGGGAACGTTACCGCACCGGTTCACCAATTGGGTGTTTAGGAGTGTGGTGCCGGGTATCAGAAAAACGGGAGCGTATGGTATCCCGTGGGGCGATCTACATGACTTTACCCGACGTAAAGAGCAATACCAAATCAGCGCCAGCAAAAAAGGTAAAGCGTTGCAGAGATGTAAGTGCCAGAAGCAGGAGTTAGTAGAGGAGGAAAAAAGACTAATACAAAAATATCAACCAGAGCTTTATTTCAATGCCTATTGAATTGAAAGGCAGTATGAAACTATGACAATATAACATTACCTCGCAGAGGTTCTGTTCGTAAATTCTTTAAATTAACTTATTATGAAATGAAATATTATGACAACCATTAAAGATGTGCAATACAATGATTTGATAGCTAACTTAAGTTATCGCGCTAAGTTAGCAAGAAAAACAAAAGCAATAATTGGTCTGCTTATGATGATAATGGTTATGTTTATTTTCACTTTTCTATTATTTAGAGTGACTGGAACTATAAATAAAACATCACCTTTAGATGCGTATCTTTTGTCATCAAAAGCTTTTTCAAATAGTGATGTTGGTGGGGTTGTTAATGCGATAAATAGAAAGCTTGATGGCGTTAAGAATGAGGGAGGCAGTAGCGAAGAAGAAATTATATCAAAAATTAACGCATTGACTGATATATATGTGAGAATTATGGGGGTAAGTGAAAAAAAATTACTTAATAATCATGGAAATACTGATAATTTAATTAATTCAATTAGTACGATTGCGTTATCAATTGGTGCAGTTTCATTTGTTTTATATATAATGCAAATAGCTATTAGTTTTATTCGTTATTATTCTAGATTGGCTGAGTTGTATGATTCACAAAGAACTGCTTTAATAGCTGCAAATGGTGATATTTTGATGGCGAAAGAGTTTATTGAAGCTTTTTCCAGTGAAAGTGTAAGTTTAGGGAAGGAGCCAGTTACTTTATATAGTAAATCATTAGATGTTATCAGCGAAGTTGTTAAAAGTAATAACTCAAAATCGAAATAATGTTTTAGTGACAAAGTATAGGTTATTTTCAATGACGATTTCATGGTGCGGATGAGAATGACCTGTAAAATATAAGTCTTTAGATGTGAGTGCTAGTTATAACGGAGGATTGGCTGATACGATAGTATCAGCCAAGGTCTTAATGAGAGAGTTGTATAATATAGTACTATTTTCACAATGTAGATAACAAATGGTTAACCATGCTCGCAATATGTTGATTTGTCTAGATATATAAACCATACGCCTATACAATAGTTCCAGTTGTAGTAAGGCTGACACCAAGAACATCAGCTTTTATTTCCTCTCTATCTTCATTAGATAGTAGCGGGCCGGTAACGCCACTTTGAGAATTTATTTCTGCATCGCGATCAGATAGCTTTTTTAAAGTTGTATATTTTATAGCGTATATTAATCCAAATACTGAAATAATAGCGCCGGAGCTTCAAACGACAATATATGACTACATGGAAGAGCTGGATCGCCAGAAGGTGGGCTATTTGGCTCGATACCATCGATGATTTTCAACACATAGTAACTTCCGCTCGTCAGTTCTCTGATGAGGATTCAAGTGATGCAGGTCGCCGCTTGAGGAGGCGTCAGGATGATTTGGTACTGCTGGAGAAAGCGGAATATCTGGTTAAAAACCTGAGTCAGTTACCGCTTAACTTCGAGGGAGGTACTTCTAGTGTTAAATAAAACAAAAGCCGCCCTGCACGGCGGCCAATGTCAAAGCACAAAGCTGATACAGGCTCAGCATAACACGCTGATCGATCTGGTCAAGCGTCAGCCTTTTGGCTCAATGCCTTGTCTCTTAAGTTCTGCGCGTGCGAGTTCTTTGAACCAGTTTCCCAGACTGACGCCTTCGCGTTCCGCCGCCTCATTAAGTTGCTGGCGTAGGTCTGGATTTATTCTAATTTGGAACGTTGGAGACCACCCTTCACCTTTCGGCGATTTATCTCGCTTGATACTTGACATGTACGTACGTAACCTCTTAGCATGTTATCCATTAGGTACGTACGTTAACACGTATATCTCTAATAAGACAACGCCCCGCAGTGCGGGAACACATGCAGGGCGTCTAACCACCAACGCTAACTAACCTAGCGAGGCAGCTATGTTTAATCGTAACACACCCCTAACGGGGCGGGCATCATTCACCCCAAATAAAGCCATCTGGCGGTTCCTGGCTGTTCCAGTCGGTGCGCCGGACGTATCCCCCATCGTGCTACAAGTCGTCGCCTCTAGCGAACAGGAAGCCCGTGATAGCAATCCGGGATGGTTGTTGTTCTTTGCCGCTCGTTTACCCGCTCAGGAGGTGCAGCATGGCGCATGAAAGAACGATTGATGAAGTGGCAGAAATGGCACAACAGGCCGAATTGGTTTGTAGGTTGCTTGAAGATCATCCCCACGAACTTACAGATGTGGACGTGTCATCAGTAGCCACATTGGTAAAGAAACTCTCTGGCGATGTAGCTGCTTGGCTTATTGAAGAAATCGCAATTCGTGGGGGTGCCCATAATGTCTAAAGATGCTTACTGGCTGGTGGAGGATTTTCTTCAGTGCTCAGTCGAAGAAGCTAAGGAATGTATCGCCGCAGCCTCGGGAACGCGGGAAAGCCTTATCGATGGCCTTGGTGTTATCGGAAAGCTGCTGTTTATAGCTGGAACATCAAACGATGCAGCCGATGAGGTGGGGCGCTCAGATATTGCTTTATTGGGTACTTTTATCTCCAACATTGCACGATTGCATGAGGGTATCGCGTTAGCGGAAAGCAATATGAACCATGTCATCCGTACCCACCAGAGCGGGGAGGCAAACAAATGATCACTGTTACCGAAATGCAGGCTCTTTATCAGCGCCTGGCTGAGATGGATCGCCGCATAACCGTTCTGGAGACGTTGCAGCAGAAAACCGGATTACCGGAGGGCTACAACCATATCAGCGTACTGGCCGGGGCGTATGGGCTGTCTACGGGCAAGGCGGAGGAGTTGGCTAAGGCTACGGGAGTCGCTACGGCTCGACATAGTGGGCAGCTTATTGCGCATGAGGCTAGTTTTAACGAGGCGGCGGAGATTGTCACCACCAGGGCGAAGCGCAAGATCGGCAGTAAATACTGGTATCACCCGCTAATCGGCAAATTCACCAAGAACGAGAGGGCGAAGAAATGAGAAAAGCCCCGAACGTTAAGTTTTTGCCGCGCGATAAAGCGACTGAGGCGGTCATTATCGCTGGCAATCGTGCATGGAATGAGGTCAAGCGGTATCAGGAGAGCAATCGCAACGGCGACGATGTGCCACCTGTAGTGCTGGATAGCCAGCAGCTCGCCGCACTTAACGATTTGCAGATCATCGATAACGGTCGGCACTCTGCCCGTGTTTATCGCGCTGGCGATCTGTCCGAGGCTGATCTGACCATCATCGCCACCAAGTTGGCCGCCGCTGGGATTAAGCGTGCCTACCTGCTAAACGATGCTGGGGAGCAGGTCGAGGATTGGACGGGACAGCTTGAGCGACTGCGATCAGATAAAGCGCTGGTGGAGGGGTTGGCGACAGCATCGAGTGCGGAGGAGGTCGATCTACGCTTTATGTCGGAGAATGACCGTGCATCCCTGCTGGCTGCTCGCTATGACGGTATAGCCATGCATACGGAAAGTGAGACCGTGTATACATACAGTGATGGCATATGGGAGAGAACCCCGCTGATTGAGTTACGCCGTGAAATGGTGGCCATCTATGAGGAGAACGACACCGAATACAGCAGCCGTAAGATCAACAGCATTGTGGACACGCTGAAAATACAGGTTCCAGCATTGCCAGAGCCGATTAGCGACGTTATCGCGTTTAGTAATGGGGTGTATGACCTAAAGACGGGGATATTCAGTCAACACGCCCCAGAGAACGGCATAACCAGCCATAACGGGATCACCTACACGCCAGCTACCAGCGGGGAGAACTTGCACGACAGCGCACCGCATTTCCACCGCTGGTTAAGTCATGCGGCCAGCAATGAACCCAGGAAGATGCAGACTATCTGCGCAGCCTTGTTCATGGTGATGGCCAACCGTTACGACTGGCAGCTATTCCTCGAGATTACGGGCGATGGGGGAAGCGGTAAGAGCATATTTACCAAGGTGGCAACGTTACTGGCAGGCGAGCACAACACGGCAAGCGGCAACATGGCCGCACTAGATTCAGCCCGTGGCCGTGCGCAGTTTGTCGGTAAGCGCGTCATTACCCTGCCGGATCAGCCCAAATACAGTGGGGAGGGAACGGGGATCAAGGCCATCACCGGCGGTGACGCTGTAGAGATAGATCCGAAGAATGAGCACCAATACACCGCCATATTGCGGGCGGTGGTTATCGCCACCAATAACGCGCCGATGATATTTAGTGAGCGGGCAGGAGGTGTGGCACGGCGCCGGGTGATCTTCCAGTTCAATAACCGTGTTAGGGATGAAGACAAAGATCCTGCACTTGCGGAGAAGATAGCCGAGGAAATCCCCGTTATTGTGCGCCGGTTGCTGGCGACGTTCGCAGACCCAGAGGCGGCCAGGCAGCTACTCATCGAGCAGCGTGATAGTGACGAGGCGCTAGAGGTGAAGATTAAAACCGATCCCCTTTATGCGTTCTGCTCTTACTTGAACCAGTTGGCGGAGTGTGTCGGTATGTTTGTCGGCAATAAAAACCCGCCTTACAGGCCACGGGCGTGTGTCTATCACGCCTACCTTGCTTATCTTGAGGCTAATGGGCATGACAGGCCATTAACGCTGAACAAGTTCACCGAAGGGATGATCACCACTCTGCGGGAGTTCAATCACGAGTACCGGCGTGAGAGGAAGATGAACGGGGTTGTCACCAACGTTAATCTAAAAGAGAACGCCGATGATTGGCTGCCATCACAGGGAGGGGAAAGGCCATAAAATAGAATATTATTCTGTCGAGTAATAAACACAGGCCAAAGGTGTTCATGGTGTTCATGTTTTAAATAAAATGTATATAAAACATGATATTAAACCATGAACACCTTTCTTTTAAGTATTCATAAGGTATTCATGGGTGTTCATAGAGGCTAAATTTATATGAATACGTGTGAACACTTATGATCACTATGTGTTCATGTGTAATTCATTGATATATAAGATTTAAAATTAGAAATGAAGAGTATGAACACCTTGAGGCCAAAACGCTAAAAACACCACGGGCAAAAGATGAAAATGCTAAAAATGCGTTTGTGCTGGAGGGCGGCTTACTGCCCTAATTTAGGGTAGTTTGCTATATAGTCGTAATGGGATGCCCTGACTTTAATTCAGGGCATCCGCCGCAGATGGCCAACTGCTCAAGCAGGAAGAGCAACACCCACAGCTGCCGTTCTGGCACCGCTACGATAATAGCGCCAGTAGTGATGATGCATTGTTAAATTGATTTCCCGAATTGGGGAGAACAAACACTCGCCTGATGCAGTCCTGGAATCTCAGGAGTGGTGCGGTTTTCATTGGTGAGGTGGCCACGCGGCACCTTCCGTTTGACGATGATCTACCATTTTAGAGTGTGGCTGGTGGATGCGAATATTTTCGCATCGGTCTAAATGTCGCTGATGTTTACCGATTGGTTATCCGATGCAAAGTCAAAGTAACAGTTTGCATAGAAAACAATGAGATAGAAACAGAGTAAATATCAATGACTCTGTTCTACTCTTCTCGCTTACCCACCGCCAAAGCGCTAAAAAGTGCTTTGTAGTAAAATCAATTAGTTACACCAGAATGCAAAAATACACTCTGAAATAAAATCAATAAGTTACTCAAGTATTGTTTAATCTCCCCAGCTTTGGGGAGATGTACTTCAAGGAGGAGCGTTAAACACGCTGTCTATGATGTCTCAGCGCCGTGCTGTCGGCCTCTTCCACTGGTAGGTAGGTGATTGCATCATCTCTCTGAATCGCCGCCTGTATGTTCTGCTATCTGCTGCCTTGCGCTGGATCTCCCTTTTGTCTGCCTCACAGAGCTGGTGTCCGCCATGCTCCATTGCTGCGATGGTTAGCGCTGCTATCTGTTCCGGTGTCATAGTGGCTGGCTCCTGTATTTTTATGTGTAAAATTTGCGCTCCCCAATTTTGAGGAGCTCAAATATTTCCCTCCTGAGATCTCGGGAGTAGTGGCAAATTCGTTACCCTCAGCAGTGTGTTGCGCTCGCCCGTTTTGGCGAGGTCAAATTCGTTTATTCAAAAGGTACTCCCTGGGGATATCCCTACTGCGGGTTAAGATGCGCGCGGCGGAAGGCTAGTTTTTGCGTTGTGATCGCCATCATCATCACCTCTTATAACTTGATGATTAATATTAAAAAACATCCATTCTATCTGGTGGTGAAGTTTTATGCAGTCGCCAGGTGAATTTTTGTTATTGACTGATTTTTAAATGAAATTTTCCAGTAGAGGTGGCGACTGATGATTGGTGGCTATTTTTCCACCAAATCTATCTTATAAATCTAATTTTCTGATAAATATCACTTTACCTATCTACCGCATTGATCAATTATAAATATAACAATTACCACTTTTTTAGATAATTTGGGGGAGTGTATGCCAATTGATGACCTGAATTTAGGCGAGGTTAAAGGCGGTGCTGTTCATCTTGATGCAGCAACCGTAATGCGACTCAAGCAATACCGAATCCGACAGTTGCAGAGTAATCCGGGAACGCCGTTACCTGGTGTGCCGCAGTTAGTCAGATGGGCTGTGAATGAGTGGCTAAACGCTCAGGAGGCGAAAGCGTGAAACACTGGTACACCATACAGGCAAAGGCGGATAGCTCTGCCGTAATTCAGCTCTATGACGAGATTGGCGGGTGGGGAATTACTGCGCGTCAATTCTCTGATGACTTAAGCGCATTGGGCAACCTAACCCACATGGAGTTGCGTATTCATTCTCCCGGCGGTGATGTCTTTGAGGGGTTAGCGATCTACAACCTGTTAAAAAATCATCCTGCCAGTAAGACGGTCTACATTGACGGCCTTGCGGCCAGTATGGCCTCGGTGATTGCAATGGTTGGCGATCGGGTACTTATCCCCGAGAACGGGATGATGATGATTCACCGTCCCTGGGGGATCCAAGGAGGGGATGCGGAGGAAATGCGCCGTTATGCCGACTTGCTGGACAAGATCGAGGAGACGCTGATACCTGCTTACATGGTCAAGACAGGGAAAAGCGCAGAGGAGCTAGCCGCCATGCTGGAGGCTGAAACGTGGATGAACGGGAAAGAGTGCGTAGAGCATGGGTTCGCTGATGAACTATTAGAGCCGGTAAAGGCTATGGCGATGCTTGAATCAGGACGTATTGAGGGGATGAATATGCCGAAAGATATCAAAAACATGATCACGGCGCCGCAGGCTAACGCCGGTCGAGGTAGCTCTACCCCTGCCGGGGTGAGTGTAGAGCAGGAGCGCATCAATGGAATTAAAGATTTGTTTGCCATGTTTGGCAATCGTCATGTAGGCATGATGGCTCAGTGCATTGAGGATGCTGCGTGTTCAGTTGATCAGGCAAAGGACAAGCTGCTGGCTGAACTGGGTAAAGGTGCGACGCCGACCAATCAGCTGAATGGTACGCAGAATCGTACTACCGCGCACATCTACGCGGGTAACGGCAATTTCACTGGTGATGGCATTCGCCAGGCGCTAAATGCTCGATTGGGGCATGAACCTGTAGAGCGTGGTAATCCGTACAACATGATGAGCCTGTTTGATATGGCAAAGGCGTCATTAACCGATCGGGGGGTTGGTGTCGCTGGTTTCGGTAATCGTGCTCAGATCGTTGCCCTGGCATTAACCCATAGCACGAGTGATTTCTCACATATTCTGGCTGGCGGGGCTGAAAAGTCGGTCTTAACCGGTTGGCAAAATAGCAGTGAGACGTTTAGCCAGTGGACGAAGAAAGGCACTCTCTCAAATTTCCATGAGGCTAAGCGTGTTGGCTTAGATGGGTTTTCTAAGTTGGATAAAGTGCCGGAGGGGGCTGAATACAAGTATGTCACGACGAATGATCGCGGTGTTCCGATTGCTCTGGCCACCTATGGGAACCTCTTCAGCATTACCCGGCAAGCTATCATCAACGATGATTTGAGCCAGTTAACGACTATTCCGCAGGCGATGGGGCGCGCAGCGGCGCGAACAGTGGGGAATCTGGTCTATCTGGTGTTAACGTCAAACGGGAAGTTTACAGATGGTAAGCCATTATTTCATGCCGACCACGGGAACCTGATTGCGGGCGGTATGGATCAGGCCGGTTTATCTGCTGCCCGCAAAATGATGCGGTTACAGGCTGACGCGAATGGTGATCCTCTGAATATCACCCCCGCTTTTGTGATTGTGCCGGCGGAGCTGGAAAGCTCAGCAAGGATGTACATCGAGTCTGAATCAACCTTGAAGCCTGTCCCCATTGATGGCGGAAAGACAACGCCGAACCAGAACGCTGGCATTATCAACGTGGTAAAAGGTATGGGTGAGGTAATTGTTGAGCCTCGCCTGGATCGACGCAACAACAAAGAGTGGTATGTTGCGGCCGCTCAAGGTAGCGATACCATCGAGGTTGCCTATCTGGATGGCATGGACACACCCTACATTGAACAGCAAGAAGGGTTTGAGATTGACGGCCTGACTTATAAGGTTCGTATCGATGCAGGGATCGCCGCGTTGGACTACCGAGGCATGGTGAAGTCTAGCGGTGTAGCGTGACGCAGCTGGTGGTTAGTCAAGGCGGGAGAGATCCCGCTTTTTTATTGAATTAAATTTCAGCAGGACGAAAGTTGGCTGTGTATAGCAGCGTGTATTGCTTTTGGCTGTGTCTCCTTTTTCTCTTCCATTAAAGCGCTTATAAATCAAAGACATTTTTTCACATTATTGCATGATGATCCACAAGCCCTGGGGCGTTGCCGGCGGTGATGCCAATGAAATGCGTGATTACGCTGATTTGCTGGACAAGGTTGAATCAGTGCTGATCCCGGCCTATGCCGAGAAAACAGGGAAGACGGCAGACGAGATCGCGGCGCTGCTGGAGCAAGAGACGTGGCTGAGCGGCGTCGAGTGTGTCGAGCAAGGATTCGCTGACAAAACCATCAAGCCTGTCAAGGCGATGGCCTGCATCCAATCTAAACGAGTAGAGGAATTCGAACATATGCCGAAGAGCATCCGTAATCTGATCAATCCGCAAGCCAATGCTGGCCGTCAGCCTACCCATCAGGAACCGGCGGCGCCGGCGGGAAATCTCGACGTTAACGCTATTCGCGCCCAGGTGCAGGAAGAGCAGCGCCAGCGTGTCACCGGTATCCAAGACCTATTTGCCATGTTTGGTAACCGCCATGCCGATCTGATGGCGCAGTGCGTGTCCGATGTCGATTGCTCTGTCGATCAGGCAAAGGACAAGCTGCTGGCCGAATTGGGTAAAGGTGCGACGCCGACCAATCAGCTGAACGGTACGCAGAACCGCACTAACTCGCACATCTACGCGGGCAACGGTAACTTCACTGGCGATGGCATTCGTGCTGCCCTGATGGCGCAATCCGGCTATGAAGAAGGCCAGCGCGATAACCCGTATGCCGGGATGACGCTGCGCGAAATGGCGCGAATGTCGCTGACAGAGCGTGGGATCGGCATTGCCGGCTATAACCCGATGCAGATGGTCGGTCTCGCTTTTACCCACTCAAGCTCAGACTTCGGCAACATCCTGCTGGACGTGGCCAATAAGTCTATTCTGCAAGGCTGGGAGGATGCAGGGGAGACGTTTGAGCAGTGGACGAAGAAGGGGCAGCTTTCCGACTTCAAAGTTGCGCATCGTGTCGGCCTGGGTGGCTTCTCCTCACTGCGTCAGGTGCGCGAGGGAGCTGAGTATAAGTACGTTACCACCGGTGATAGCCAAGCGACGATCGCGCTGGCGACGTATGGTGAGCTCTTCAGCATTACTCGCCAAGCTATCATCAACGACGATCTGAACATGCTGACCGATGTGCCGATGAAGTTGGGGCGAGCCGCCAAGGCGACGATCGCTGATCTGGTTTATGCCGTTCTGACGAAAAACCCGAAAATGTCGACGGATGGTGTCGTGCTGTTTGATAGCGCCAAGCACCATAACGTATTGAGCAGTGCCGCCATGGATGTTCCCAGCCTGGATAAAGGTCGCCAGCTGATGCGGACGCAAAAAGAAGGCGATCGCCATCTGAACATCCGTCCGGCGTTTGTCCTGGTTCCGACAGCGATGGAGGCTAATGCCAATCAGGTTATTAAGTCGGCCAGCGTGAAAGGGGCTGACGTTAACTCTGGCGTTATTAACCCGATCCAGAACTTTGCCACCGTTATCGCCGAACCGCGCCTGGATGCTGCCAGTGTATCGACCTATTACCTGGCGGCCGCGAAAGGCAGCGACACGATTGAGGTCGCCTATCTCAACGGCGTAGACGCTCCGTATATCGATCAGCTGGATGGTTTCGACGTTGATGGAGTGACGACGAAAGTCCGCATTGATGCTGGTGTTTCTCCGCTCGATCACCGCGGCCTGGTGCGCTGCTCTGCATCGTAATATCGGTCGATAATCCGAACACCACGAACTGGCCCTGATGGGCTTTTTTTATGTCCTGAATTTGGCCTCTCACGGAGAGGCCTGGAGGCTTTATGGCTAAAAATTTTGTACAGGAAGGTAAGACCATCCAGTTTACTGCGGCGAAGGACGCGGAAAGTGGCGCCCTGGTTCAAGTGGGCGACGTTATGGCTGTTTCCCTTTCCGATGTTGCTGCTCAAGCGCAGGGCGTTGGCATGGCTGAGGGGGTATTCCTGTTACCGAAACTGCGGACCGATGATATGGCCACCGGTAAAAAGGTGTACCTGAAGAGCGACAAAGTGCAGTTGGCCAATAGTGCCAGCGAGCCCTATGTCGGTGTGGTGTGGGAGGCTGCCGGCACTAGCGATGATTTCGTGCCGGTAAAAATCAATGCCTAACCCATTCGACGAGCTGGCTGGCAGGATGGATGCGACTATCTCTCTGCGTTTCGGTAAGCCAGCCGAGATCAACGGCGCTTCGGTTACCGTGGTGCCCTCATCGTTATCAGCGATTCTCGGTCCAGTGGAAGCCAGCGTGCTGACTCTGATCGTGTTTTCTCCCAGTTATCGTCCTCATCGCGGTGATGATGTGCGTTGGAACAAGAAAGCCTACACCGTGAGTAAGTTTCATCAGCAAAACGGGAAGTGGGTGATCCAACTGGAAATCGGCTAATCGGGGGGGGTATGGCATTAGTTAAAGGCATGGACAGGTTGGAGGCCGTCCTGCGTGATCTCAGCGATAAAGCTGTCCCTGCCGCCGTGCGGCGTGCGTCAAGGAAGGTCGCAGAGGCGGCCATGTTGCGCGCCGCAGAGCGAGTAGCCAGTAAAGAGAAGCTGCCCATCGATAAAGTCAAAAGGCGCATGAGGTTGTACACCCCTCGTGGCGGCATTGCGGCCTATTCGAAAATCACGGTGTATCGCAGCGCGATGCCGGTCATTAACCGTGGCTCGCCTCAGCTTATCCTCGGACCAAGAGGCCGAGGTCATACTGGTTGGCGCGGATCGGTATTAACGGCGGGTGGCCGCTCTTATCCCGGGTCTTTCCTTGTCTACATCCCCAAGTATCGCCACTGGCAGATCATGCACAGGACTGCGGCGGCGATTGCCGCCAAGCAGAGGCTGATGATTGACGCGACGCGTGAGGATATGTCAGGCGTGTTGACGCAGGCATTTGAGATGGAGAAAGACAACATCTTGAGTGAGATGGAGGATGAGCTGGGTAAGCAGCTGACGTCACAGCTGAAGCGGGAGATGAAGCGATGAGCGCAACGGAGATCCGTAAGGCCCTGGTCGATGAGTTCCGCAGGGTCTTAAAAGACGAGCCTGAAGAAGTCGCCATTTTCAATGGGCTGCCGGCGTTTGTTGACGGTGAGGAGGAGTTACCGGCGGTTTCTGTGCATCTGTCAGATATTGCGGATGACGATGAGTTTCTCGACGATCCGAAATGGCGGGCAGTTTTGCATGTGGCCGTGTTTGTTAAATCGAGCGCGCCGGATAGTACGTTAGATCACTGGGCTAGCCGCTTAGTTTTCCCGGTTGTTCCTAACTGTCGGGAGTTATTGCGCCTGTGTTCATCAATCGAGTTAGTGGGATGCACCTATGACCGCAGTGATGTCGCTGCGACTTGGGCTGCTATTGATGTGAAATATAACATTACGTTTGAGTGGGAGTGATATGGCTGATCCGCTGAAAAATGAGCCGATTAAAGGCGCAAAGACCACGTTCTGGTATTACATCGGGCGTGGTGTTGGAACCCCCCAGTCGCCGGAGCCTGACTGGCGTCGATTGGGTAAGGTAAAGTCACTGAAGCCGGGAGAGATGAAAGCCGACACTGAGGATGATTCCTATCTCGACGATCCTGATGCCGACTGGAAGCAGAGCTCTCCGGGGCAAAAATCAGTATCGGAGGCGTCGGTAACGTTAGCGTGGATGCCTGGAGACCCGGGGCAACAGGCGTTGATGGATGCGTTTATGCTGGGTAAAACGCTGGCATTTCGCATTAAATACCCGAACGATACTGCCGATTTTTTTACGGGATTCATTACCAATCTTGGCAAAGAGATCAACAGTAAAGATGTTATTACGCGAGACATTAAAATTCAGCCATCCGGTAAGCCGATCTCAGCAGAAGGACTTATCCCGGCGCTGACTGGTATCAAAATCTCTACCGGGCAATCTGCAGATGGTACGGCGGTTGCACTGACAGGCAGCCAAGGCAAATGGACGGGGAGCGCTCCCGTATCTAAGGGGCGTATCAGCCTAACCATTGAACCTATTCCGGCGGGGGCAGCCATTCCAGCATTGAGTGTTGTTTCCTCTGCGCCAGATAAGGCGTTGATCCCCGATGCTACGGCTCCCGATATTGTGCCGTTAATGGCGGGTGAGGCGGCGATCACGATCAGTGGCGGTGGCTTTACTGATAAATTAACGCTCACGTTAAGTTGATTTTTCATTGCAGCAGCCCGCCATTTTGGCGGGTTTTTTATTGGGGGCGTGGATGTTTTTAAAAAAAGAGAAATTTACTCACTGCGAGCATTCTGTTGAGCTTCGTGAGCTGTCAGCACTGCAGCGTATTGAGTATATGGAGTATGCGGCAGCAAACCAGATCAATGATGACGGCGAGATTGAGCCGATGAAGTATATCTCGGCGCTTAATCGCATGGATATCAAGCTGAATGCCATGTTGGTTGCCATGGCCACGGTATCCCCAGAAAAAATGGAGGATCCGACGGAAATGCAGGTGTTACAGCACAGCATCATGCGGGCATGGCCATCGGATGCGCTGGGAAAGGCGGGAAAATTAGTGATGGCCTTGAGCGGTATGCTTCCCCCGGAACCTGCCCCGGGAGAGTCTCCAGACGGAACCCTCGGAGAGCATGATGCGGGAAAGTTTTAGGGCGGGAAATGGCCTTTGTTTTGGGACTGGCGCGAGAGTTCCGGCGCGCTGACTGGCGGCGATGGTTGTCCTCTATGAGCTGCACGGAGTTTAAAGCATGGGCAGATTACTATGCTACCCGCCCCTTCTTTGTTGATCTGGTTGATTGCGAGTTTGCTTCCCTGAAGCTGAATCAGTTCCTGTTGGCAGGCGGAAAGAGTGATGAGGTCTCTATGCAGGATTTTTGCCTAATCACCGCCGGCGATGAAGCGCTCGAGCCCGAGGAAGATATGGGAGACGATCAAATTATGGCGGCCGCGACATTTATTCCTGGGGGGGTGCGATTTGGCCAGTGAAACTGATCTTGAGATATTTATCGGCGCTAACACGGCGCAGTTCCGTGAGTCGATGCAAAAAGCTCGCGATGATATTCAGATCGTGAACGAGGAAGTGCGGTCCGCGGCTGCCGCGACAGAAGACGGCGCCGATAAATTTACGGCAGCCCAAGTCCGGGCAACGCAACGCCTCCTGCGTTCGATCGATCCGACGTTGCGGTCTATGGACGCCCTTGAAGTAAAGCAGCGCAAGGTCGAGCAGTCACTTCGTGATGGCAAAATCTCAACGGAAGAGTATTCGCGCGCCATGCAAATTCTGTCCCGAGATCTGGAACAGACACAGGCTAAAGAGCGGCTGCATGCGGCCGCGTTTGGGCAGGCTACCGCGGCTATGCAGCGGCAAGATCAGATGCTCAAAAAAATGAACATCTCAGTCGGACAATACCGTAGCGCCGTTGGCATGTTACCGGCGCAGATGACTGACGTGGTTACGCAGTTGGCGGGTGGTCAAAATCCTCTGCTCATCCTGTTGCAGCAAGGCGGGCAGATTAAGGACTCATTCGGCGGAATAAAGAATACGTTTTTAGCGTTAAGCTCGGTTATTTCACCCGCAGCGCTGGGCGTCGTAGCCTTATCCGGCGGTATTGGTGGGTTGGCATATGCGCTGTATAAGGCCGAGCAGGAACAGCAGGCGTTTAATCGCAGCCTGATTATGACGGGTAACTATGCCGGGAAAACGACGGGGGAGTTACAAGCGCTGGCGCGAGCCATGTCTGGCGATGGTCTGTCCCAAAGAGATATGGCTTCGGCATTGGCTCAAACTGTCGGAACTGGTGTCTTTAGCGGCGCAACCGTGGGGATAGTTGCTAGTGCTGCAGCTCGTTTAGAAAATGCGACAGGAGCTTCTATTGATTCGACGATCGAACAGTTTAAGCGCTTGCAGAAAGATCCCGTATCGGCAGTGAAGGAGTTGGATGGTCAGTTGCATTTCTTGACGGCGACACAATTGGAGCAGATTAATGCTTTGGCCTCTTTAGGGCGGGAGCAAGATGCGGCAAAAATTGCTATGGAAGCCTACGCCCATACGGTAAATACAAGGGCTGAGGAGATGAAAAATAATCTTGGGCTTTTAGAGCGAGCGTGGCGCGGCGTGAAAACAGCAATAGGAGAAACAGCTGACGCTGCAATGGACTTTGGGCGGAAAAGCACTCCAGAGGATAGCATTGCTGTATTAGAAAGCGAGCTTAAGCGCCTAAAAGCACAACCTCAAAGTATTGTCGGGAATCGTGATGCTGTGGCTAATGTTTCCAATAAATTAGCAGTATTAAAGCAAGCGCAGGTATTGCAGAGTGATATCTCTGGCGTTGCCAAGGACACCACTGCGGCCAATGAGGCAAGAAAAAAACAGGTTGAAGCGACCGAAAAGCTTAATCGTGAATACGAAAATGAGGCAGATCGGCATAACAGAGCTTTGGCAAAAATTCGCAACTCTGGTGCATCGAAAGATGCTATTGAGCGTGCTATCAATGCTGAAAATGAACGCTATGCAAAATCTCAGTCACGGGGTAGTCATGGCACCCAGCAAGGGGAGAGCCTGGCCGATCGCTATAGCCAGCGCCTTGCTCAAACCCGAGAAGCATTGCAGTTGGAGCAGGCTGGAGCTCAAACCCTAACACAATCAGAGCGTGACCTGATCGCACTTCGTCAGCGTTTGGATGACCTGAAGGGGCGCAGCCTGACTAAAACTGAGCAAAGCGTAGTGGCGAATGCCGCCATTTTAGAGAAGTTACTCTCCCAGAACGTAGCAGAGGAAAAGGCGCTAGAGCAGCAGAAAGCGCTGAATGAAATGAAGCGCAAGGGCGCTCAGCTCTCTATGCAGATGGAACAAGAAGCGCAACGAGATAGCCGGACACGCTCATTTGAACTGCAGGGATTTCGAATGGGTGACCTAGCCCGTGAGCGGGCGCGGCAGGAGATGGCTCTCCGCGATCACTACGATCAGGTTATGGGGGAGTTAGAGCGAAGCGCCACACAAAAAGGGACAAAGGGTAGTGCAGAGTATTCAGACGCAGTCCGCATGTTGCAGGAGAGCCTGGAGCAGCGGTTACAGGCATTGCGTGGTTACTATTCCGCGGTTGATGCGGAGCGGGCCCGCTGGGATATTGGAGTAAGCCGCTCTATGCAAAATATTAAAGAGGCTGGGGATGATGCCGCTGGCGCCGCCGGGGAGGCGCTAACGGGGGCGTTTAATAGTGCTGCGGACTCTCTGGCAAACTTTGTATCAAGTGGTAAAGCTAACTTTCGTAGCCTGACAACATCGATCCTATCTGATTTAGCCCGCATTGCTGCACGAATGGCATTATCAAAGGCCGTTGGTGGGTTGTTTAGTATGTTCGGCGGGGCGGCAGCAAGCGGGGTTAATGCCTTTTCTTCGGGAGAATATGGCAACCTGCCACTGGTCGCAAACGCATCCGGCGGCGTGTATCGCTCGTCAGATTTGAGTGCATATAGCGGCCAGGTGGTTTCACAACCAACGTTTTTTGCTTTTGCTCGCGGGGCGGGCTTGATGGGGGAGGCAGGGCCAGAGGCGATCATGCCATTGACCCGAGATAGTAAAGGACGTTTAGCGGTAACTGCGGTTGGGGCTGGAGCGCATGGCTCGGTATTTTCTCCGAACTATAACGTTGTTATTCAGAACGACGGTAAAAATGGCGAGATAGGTCCAGGGGCACTAAAAGCCGTATATGACCTCGGGCAAAAAGCTGCAGCTGATTTTTTGCGGCAGCAGGGGCGTGATGGTGGTCATCTGAGCGGGGCATATCGATAATGGAAACATTTCGCTGGCAAGTTCGCCCCGATATGGTCGTAGAGTCTGAGCCACGGGTGCATGTTGTAAAGTTCGGAGAGGGGTACGAACAGCGCCGATCCTCCGGTTTAAATGGCGATCTGAAAAGCTATGAAGTAACAATCAAGGTCTCGCGGGATGACGCCCACGCGCTGGAGGCGTTTTTATCTCGACACGGCGGTGTTTCAGCGTTCCTATGGACGCCGCCCTATGTGCATCGGCAGATCAGGGTCGTATGCCGGAAATGGGCGTCACGGGTTGAAATGCTTAACACCGTTTTTACAGCAACGTTTAACCAGGTGATTTCCTGATTGAGAGGAGGAATAATGCGCAATATTCCGCAGGAGACCCGAAACGAAACCACAAAAACTGAGCAGGGAGCTCGCATTGATCTGTGGGAGTTCGACCTGTCATCCATAGGCGGGGATCGTTACTTTTTTTGCAATGAGTTAAATCACAATGGTGAGCCGGTAACGTGGCAGGGGAGACAATATCAACCCTATCCCATTCAGTGCTCGGGTATCGAAATTAAGGGAAAGGGGGCAACTAATCGCCCTTCGCTCGCCGTATCTAATCTGTTTGGCCTGGTCACTGGAATGGCGGAGGATTTGCAGAGCCTTGTTGGGGCTTCTGTTGTGCGCCGGCAGGTATATTCTCGGTTTCTTGATGCGGAGAATTTCCCCGATGGTAACCTAGAGGCCGATCCTGAGCAGGAGGCCGTGGTTCGCTACGTTGTTGAGCAATTGGCAGAGCTGACTGCAGAAACGGCGACGTTTGTTTTATCTCTCCCTACTGAGACTGACGGAGCCGTATTCCCCGGGCGTATCATGCTCGCAGAGGTTTGCGCATGGCGCTATCGATCTGATGAGTGTGGCTATTCTGGCCCACCGGTGGCGGACGTGTTCGATAGTCCAACGGTTGATCCCTCCCTTGACCAGTGTAGTCGATGTCCGAGGGGGTGTAAGATGAGAAGCAATATCGATAGCTTTGGTGGTTACCTGTCTATTAATAAACTGTCGCAATGATAATTTGGTAGTATCATCTTTTACCTTTACACCTATCATTTGTTAGTATGTGGCTACATTACTAATGAGGATGGTGATATGGAATTATTTATTGTTGCTGCATTGCTTGGATTAATTCCTGCATTCATAGCACAGAGTAAAGGGCGATCTTTTGGTGCGTGGTGGTTATACGGGTTTCTTCTGTTCATTGTGGCAATAATCCACTCTCTTTTAATATCTAAGAATGATAAAGCGATAGAAGACAAACAGCTGGAAAATGGGATGAGGAAATGCCCATTTTGCGCTGAATTAGTAAAGAAAGAAGCTATTAAATGCAAGCATTGTGGTAGTGATATTCCTATAAGTGAGAAAGAGCAAACGCTGGGGGAAGAACAAGAGAAAAAACCAAAGGCTCAGTGGTTTGGGTAATTGTATGAAAATGGTTCTTATCTGTTTCTATGCATTATTGCTATCATAAATAAAAAATAACAAAACCCCGGCAATAAGTCGGGGTTTTATATGGGGAATCATATGATTGATGATGAAATATTGGAGCATGCTTTACAGTGTGCGCCGATGGAGTCATGCGGTTATGTGGTGCGTATGGATCAGAGAGCGGTATATATGCCATTTGAAAACCGGTCTATTGAGCCTACGCAGTATTTCAGGATGGCGCCAGAGGACTTTTTGGCGGCACAGGCCAGGGGGGAGGTTATCGCTATGGTGCATAGCCATCCAGGGGGGCAGCCCTATCTCAGCGAGGGAGACCGAACGCTGCAGTTGGCCAGCGCCTTGTCGTGGTGGTTAGTCTGCGATGGCAATATCCATCGGTTTCGCTGCGTTCCCCGCTTATTGGGGCGGCAGTTTGAGCACGGGATATTGGATTGCTACACCCTCTTTCGTGACGCCTATGAGCTCGCTGGCCTGACGTTGCCCGATTTTCATCGGGATGATGATTGGTGGAAGCGTGGCGAAAATCTGTATCTGGAAAACTTTGAGAAAACCGGGTTTTACCGGGTTACCGCCAGTGATGCGCAGGCCGGGGATGTGGTCCTGTGCTGCTTTGGGTCATCCGTAGCGAATCATGCGGCGATTTATTGTGGTGACGGAATGTTGCTGCATCACGTCCCTGATCAGTTGAGCAAGAGAGAGAGGTATAGCGATAAATGGCAACGGCGAACACACTCAATATGGAGACACCGGGACTGGCAAGCATCCGCTTTCACGGGGATTTACAACGATTTGGTCGTCAATTTGACCTCCATGTAAATACCGCCGCTGAGGGAATTCGTGCGCTGTGCATACAGCTCCCAGGTCTGCGCCAGCAGATGTCGCAAGGGCATTATCAAGTGCGCATTGCAGGACTAACTATTACCCCGGCAGATGTGGCTCAGCGCATGCGGGAGCCTTTGCCGCACGGGTCAATTATTCATGTTGTTCCTCGAGCTGCTGGCGCAAAGCGCGGCGGCGTATTTCAGATTATCGCTGGTGTGGCAATGATCGCCGTGGCGTGGTGGAACCCTGCTGGCTGGATGGGGGCTGCTGCAGTATCTGGGCTGTACGCGGCAGGGGCTAGTATGGCCCTTGGTGGCGTTGCTCAGATGTTGGCTCCACAGCCGAAAGCGCCATCAATGGCACAGGCTGATAACGGAAAGCAAAGCACCTATTTTTCCAGCTTGGATAACATGGTTGCACAGGGAAACCCATTACCGGTTTTGTACGGCGAGATGTTAATCGGATCGCGCCGTATCTCGCAGATGCTGAGCACCCGTGATGAAGGTGGCAGCGGAAAAGTTGTCGTGATAGGCCGCAGAACATAAACCGCCTTTTGGCGGTTTTGTTATATGAGGGGTGTGCATTATGGGTAAGGGTAGTGGCGGTGGGCATACGCCGTATGAGGCACCTGATAATTTACGATCTTCTCAACTGCTCAGCGTGATTGATGCGTTGAGTGAAGGTCCGATAGAGGGGCCAGTGGATGGCCTGCAGAGCATCCTGGTTAATCAAACGCCCACTGTCGATGCTGATGGTAATGTTAATGTCCACGGTGTCACGGTGGTTTACCGTGTTGGAGAGCAGGAGCAGTCGTCACTGGATGGGTTTGAGGAATCTGGCGCTGAAACAATGTTAAATGCCGAGGTGAAAAACGCTAATCCAATAACCAGGACCATTACATCAAAAGAGATCGATCGCCTGCGCTTTACGTTCGGTGTTTCATCATTGGTTGCTGGCACCGATGACGGTGATCAGGTCGAAACCAGCGTTAATCTGAGCATTCAAATACAGCGCGCCGGCGCCTGGGTGACAGAAAAAGATGTGACGATCCAAGGAAAGCGGACATCGCAATTTTTAGCATCAGTAGTCGTCGATAATTTGCCTCCCCGCCCGTTCGGTATTCGGATGGTCAGGAATACGCCTGACAGTACATCTGCTCGTTTGCAGAACAAAACATTATGGTCGAGTTACACCGAGATTATCGATCTGCAGCAGCGCTATCCTAATACGGCTGTAGTAGGTGTGCGTGTGGATGCTGAGCAATTCGGCAGCCAGCAGGTCACGATGAATTACCACGTTCGCGGCCGCATTGTCCGGGTCCCATCCAACTATGATCCAATTACGCGGGCGTATACCGGTATTTGGGATGGATCTTTCAAACCGGCGTATACCAATAACCCTGCGTGGTGTCTGCTGGATCTGCTTACGCACCCACGGTATGGCATGGGCGATCGTATGGGGATGGCAGACGTTGATATCTGGTCCCTGTATGCCATTGCACAGTATTGCGATCAGTCTGTTCCTGATGGGTTTGGTGGGACGGAGCCGAGGATGGTGTGTAACGCCTACCTAGCGACTCAGCGAAAGGTTTATGATGTCTTGGCTGACTTCTGCTCATTAATGCGCTGTATGCCCGTTTGGGACGGTCTGACGATGACGTTTGTGCAGGACAGGCCCGCAGACAAAGTGTGGACGTATTCAAACAGCAATGTCGTTGACGGCAGTTTTAAGTACGGCTTCAGCGCACTGAAAGATCGTCATAATGCGGTAGAGGTGCGATACATTGACCCGCAGAATGGCTGGAAAGCCTCTGTGGAACTTGTAGAGGATCAGGCGGCCATCGTTCGCTATGGGAGAAACCTGCTTAAAATGGAGGCCTTTGGTTGTACGTCGCGTGGCCAAGCGCGACGTATGGGGCTATGGGTGATCCAGACTGAATTGCTGGAGACGCAAACCGTCGATTTCATGATCGGTGCCGAGGGATTGCGCCATCTACCCGGTGACATAATTGAAATCTGCGATAATGATTATGCAGGTGTCACAGTTGGTGGGCGAATACTGGATGCTGATACGGTCAGCCGAACGGTCACCCTCGATCGTGATATTGCTCTACCTCCAGGTGGTTCGGCAGAGATGAATCTTATCGGTGCCGATGGCTCGCCAATCATCATCCCTGTTGTTGATCTCCCTGCGCCAAATATGGTGCGGCTGCAGACAGTTCCGGCCGGTATTCAGGCGTATGGTGTATGGGGACTGCGGCTTTCATCTATGCGCCGGCGCTTATTTCGCTGCATGATGCTCCGCGAAAATGATGACGGGACATATGCCGTTACGGCGCTGCAGCATGTACCGGAGAAAGAGGCTATTGTGGATAATGGCGCGCATTTCGAGCCTCTGCCAGATACAGATCATGGAGTAATCCCACCTGCCATTCAGCATTTATCGGTTAATGTTCGTCCAGATAATAATCTGTACCAGGCCATTGCTCAATGGGATACACCCCGCGTAGTAAAAGGGGTTAAATTTATTGTTAGGTTAACATCGGGTGCAGGGACAAAAGATAATCCTACTCGACTTGTTGCATCAGCAACAGTTAGTGAGACTGAGTTTATTCTACATTCATTGCCGTTGGGTGATTATCAGTTAACTGTTAGAGCAATGAATAGCATTGGCCAGCAAGGGGCGCCAACATCAGTTGGATTTAGCATACAAGCACCTGAGCCCCCTGTTAATATTGATGTAATGTCTGGTTATTTTCAGTTAACGCTGATACCTCACCAGACATATTACAGCTCCGATGTGCAATACGAATTTTGGTTCTCAGAGACACGTATTACAAATGCTGGACAGATTGAATCTAATGCTAAACGCCTTGGTATTGCTACCTATTGGGTTAAGGATGGTCTCCAGAAGTTAGGTACAGATTATTACTTTTATGTTCGCAGTGTTAATCAGGTTGGAAAGTCTGCTTTCGTTGAGGCTGTTGGTCAGGTAAATAGTGATGCTGACGGTGTTCTCGATATTCTGAAAGACAAAATCACCTCTGACCAAATAACAAAGGATTTTCTGAAAGGAATTGATAATAATCTGGTACGTGACGAGTTTAATAAAGCACTGAATGATTCAGAAGCTAAAGTTGATCAGGCACTGACGGTTCTGGAGTCTGCTGTTGGTGACTCTAAGGCTCAATTACAGGCGTTGTCTCAGACTGTTGCCACAGAGGATGCTGCGTTATCTCAGAAGATTGATAACGTTAATGCTCAGGTCGGCGAAAATGCCTCTGCTGTCCAGGTGATTTCCAAGGCGCAGGCAGATCTTAAGGGCGATGTGTCTGCCATGTGGTCAATGCAGGTTCAGACCACAGAAGATGGTAAAAAGGTTATTGCTGGCATTCAGGCTACGGCTGAGGGGGGCGTTGGCCAAGTGCTGATACTTGCCGATCGTTTTGCCGTTATGAATCCCAATAATGGCAGCGAGTTGTTGCCTTTCATCATTCAGAATGGCCAGGTTATTATTGATGAGGCTTTTATGAAATCACTCAATATTAACGATAGGTTTATTGTTACTCCAGATGGACAGCTCACCATTCGATCTCACAAAGATAGCCGCGTTGGTTTAATGATGGATAGCGATCTGATACAGATTAATGATGAATCAGGCCGGCCAGTTATAAAATTGGGAGATTTGAGGAAAACGCTGGTATGAGTGACTATGGTCTGAGGATTTTTCGTGATGATGGTTCATTCCTAACACTGAATAGCGAGACAACCGTATCAAAAATTTTGGGAGTATCAAGAGTTCCTGGTGATGGCTTAAATCTCGCCAAGGCGCCATTCAATACAGGGATCGTTATTCCTGATGGGTACGATTACTATTGCTGGAATAGTGCCCCCATCGCTGGTTATGACAGGTTATCGATAGGAGGGCCGTGGGGGTTTCATCGGAGATACTCGCGCCTTGATGGCGCAAGGCGAGTGCTTATAGATACAACCAATACCGCCGATTATCGTATTCCTGCCCTGTTTTATGCTGTCATTGCGTGGCCGACTAAAACGCAGCAGAAAGCCACATATGGTTTGGAAGTGTTAAATGGGTCTGCATTATTTAGGTTGACAGGTGATACATCATTTAGCACTGAGCTTTTCAGAGGAGAGGTAACCATAGATTACGGATGGGCTCCGTCCAGAATCAACCCAGCATTTAATCGATATAACTCTGTGGTATTTTTCTATACTACTGATCCTACTGTTTGCATATCGTGTCATGAGGAGCCGCAGCAAATAAATTTTTACCCGGTAGATATCAGTAATGCGGCGCCAAGATCTGTTCGTGCTAAAGTTGTTATCTTTGGTACAGGAAATGGAGGTGGCGGGCTTCAACGTGATACCTATGGCCTTGAACTATACAATAATGGCGTGCTGGCCTATAACTCAGGGTGGCGTATGCTAACACGACCAATACTATTAAATATGAATGGTATGGCTCAAAATAGTATGACCGGGGTTTCCGGCGTTCGCAGGCCAATGTATATGCCTACAGGTGTTGGTCAGTGTGGGGTTCGCAAGCTATATCAGCGCAGCGATGGCTTTTCGATCGGCGTAGCAATGGGGCGGGTTTCTGGTGAGTTTGCTCATTCATCGCCATGGTTTGTTGGTGACTCGCCATTGATGGTACTCGACGCAGAAGATTACTTCTCCTTTTAACTTCCTCCCTTATTTCTACTATTTCACATTAACCCTTCATAAAAGGATCTGGTATGCGTGTATGCATTTTATGTCCTGCTATTTTGCTTTTTGCTGCTGGTATGGCCCAAGCGAGTTCAGGTGATTCAACAATAACGCTGACTTATATACAGCAATCGAATAGCCAGGTTGAGAAAGATCTGGTTGGGTTTAAGCAGATTACAGATCAGTTTATTGGATCTGAACACTTTGGTGCGTCCACGGCGCCATACCGCGATGCTGAAGGTGTTGCACTTTCCTATCGCTATGAGTTTACCGACTGCTGGGGCGTGATAGGGCGGCTAAGTTACACGGGATTACGCCGGGGAATGCAGATCCGGCGCGGGCATAATTATGGACCGGGTGTCCCTGTACTTGTTGATGGGCGTAGCCGTTCCCAGCGATGGGGGATCATGACGGGTCCATCGTATCGAGTTACCGACAATCTCAGTTTATATGGGCTGGCGGGTGCCAGCGTTGATCGGCTGAGCTGGCATATTCAGGTGGATGATGGCGCTAACGATGCGCTTGGGACGGCTTTGCACACTGCGGAGCAGCAGTTAACCCGTGTATCGATGGCTTACGCCGCCGGAGTCCAGCTTAACGCTGGAGGTTATGTCCTGGACTTCTCATATACCGGTGTTGGCGGTGATGACCGCAGCCATGGCTTTTTGGTTGGGGTTGGTCTTATTTTTTAGAGTTTTGACATGACGGGTAAGTGTGGTGCGATTAAATGTTATTGGTTCGCTTTGCACTTTCTTATAAATCAATAAGATGTGTATTCATTTTGTTGTTTTCTCTCTATGGGGTGGAGAAAGCATCCACCTGTATCTATTCTTAATTAAAGAAAAGCCTAAGGATGGTTGAGATGAGATAAATGAATAAGAGAAAATATGTTTTTTTATTGTTTTTTATTTTTCCGATATGTGCTTTTGGTGCTGATGGTGCAGAGGACTCTGTTCCCGTGTTTACCACCCCGTGGTCTCGCCTTTTTTCTGGTTCAGAAGCGAGATTGTCTACAGCTATTACTTATAATGCACCATTGTCTAATCAAGACAAGTATATACCAGTAAGTTATACTGAGAGTGAGACCAAAAACATATATAACCAAAGAGTCTTTGTTAGTTTTCAGTACTCCCCATTAAGCTCTTTTTTTGCTAATTTGACGGTTAGGACACCATTGCAAAATATTAATCGTTATAGAGCTGATTTTGTTTATAGTTTTGGCTATGATGATTGGAGGCCAGGAACATTCAGCCTAGTATATAGCAATTATGGTGACAATAATAAATTCTTCCCACAAGAAGGTGATCGCAGAACAAAAATAGAGCAAGGAATGATTACTGCGGCATATAAGTTTTCGCTTCCGAACTCATGGAATAAAAATATATTGATATATCCTAGTGATAGCCTAACATGCCAAATAGGCTATTTATATGGCCCAAGATATTACTCGACACAAGAGAGTAGAATACGGAAAGGGAAGAGTGTATTGCTTGGAAGTTGCGGGTATACATTAAAACATAATTATTTTTTCAGGGTTTCGACGTTCTTTTACCCAGATAGATCTCAGCAACAACCATGGGATGCAGACTATACCTATAGCATTGGCTATGTTTCAGGTTATCAACCTGGTGATTTATCAATTTCATATAGTAACTATAGCGGAACACGGTATTTTTGGCGAGGTGATCGGAATGCTAACTTTCGAGATGGGACCATTAGTATTACTTGGGCTCTCCCATTCTGAATAAATAGTCACTAAGTAACAGGGCCACCATCGGTGGCCTTTTTTATTTATGGAGTCAATATGGCACGCATTACCGGCATCCTAAAAGATGGGATGGGGAAACCTATTACCAATTGTGAAATTGCGTTGAAAGCGCTACGAACGAGCGCAAGCGTCATTGTTCATACTGTCGCATCACAGAGCCCTGGAGAGGCAGGGCTATATGACATGGCAGCGGAGCCAGGGCAGTACCGCGTAACGCTCTGTGTGGATGGATATCCGCCGGAGTATGTCGGGGATATCCAAATTTACCACGACTCTCCTGATGGCACCCTGAACTATTTCCTAGGGCTCCCAGTGGATGGTGATTTACGCCCTGATGTGATGAAAGAGTTTGAGATAATGGTGGCCAAAGTTTCAGCCCAGTCTGCTGAGGTTGAAAAAAATAAGGATGCCGCCGCAGAGAGCGCTCGATCAGCACTGAATAGCCAGCAGTCCGCCCATAGTTCAGAGTCGGCAGCCGCGGAGAGCGCCGCTGCAGCACTGGCCAGCCAGAACGCCGCGAAAGCGTCGGAGCAATTAGCTGCTAGTGGCGCCCAGTCTGCGCAGGCCAGCCAGCAAGCGGCCAAAGCCTCGGAGTCTGCGGCAGCAGACAGCGCTGCTGCTGCGCTGGCCAGTCAGAATGCAGCTAAAGAATCAGAGCAGGCAGCCGCCAGTAGCGCCCTGGCCGCTCAGGCCAGTCAGCAGTCCGCCCATGGTTCAGAGTCGGCAGCCGCGGAGAGCGCAGCTGCAGCATTGGCCAGCCAGAATGCTGCGAAAGCGTCGGAGTTGGCCGCGACCTCCTCTGCGGAAACTGCGGCAAATGATGCAGCTGCAAAAGCGGCACAGGCAACCGAGGCTACTCTGAAGGAGGCTGTGCGTGCAGATGCAGATCGTGCCGCATCCAGCGCCACGGAAGCGCATTCCTCTACAGAGCAGGCTGCTGGATCGGCAAGTAGTGCTCATAATTCGCAAATGGCAGCTGCTCAGTCAGCGTCACAGGCGGCGGGATTGGCCGATAAAGTGAAAGCTTCAGAAGCTGCAGCGGCAGAGAGCGCATCATCTGCTGCGCAATCAGTGTCACAGGCATCAAGCTCAGCCAGTGCGGCAGCAGGTAGTGCTAGCGCCGCGAAATCCTCGGAAACAGCCGCCGCAGGGAGTGCGTTGGCGGCGGAAGGATCTGCACAGAGTGCCAAGGTAGAGGCTGATCGTATCTCTGGGGGGTTGGATACCAAGCAGGATAAATCAGAACTACTGGGCGCGATTGCTGCGTTGCAGGATGCGGCAAATAAGATCGTTGTGTTGACGGGGCCCAGCTCTGTCGAGGCTGCGGACTTGAGTACATTTGCTAAATCGCTACTGAGTAAAACTGACCAAGACAGTGCTATTGAATGCCTAGGGTTAAAAGAAACCGTAACTTTAGCGGGTAATGCATGGTCAAAAAAATATATTGGACGTCTTAACAATGGCGGAGCTTTTGCTGGATGTAACCAGGGAGGCATTTATGAGGTCTCAATAGGGACGCCATCATCTGTTGCCGACTTTCCAATGAAAAATGGAACATATATCTATGGTTATGGTGTTTTATATGTAACATCAAATAGTGGTACAATATCGCAGCTGTATATATCACACAATGGTCAGATTGCAGCGAGAATTAAGTGGGGTGATCAACCAAATTTTAAGTCGTGGGCAGTTTATGACCCTAACTCCAGTTTTGAGTATGGATGTCCGCTTATTGGATCGCTAATCCCTTGGGCACTTGAGAGAATGCCTCAAGAAATATGGCCTAATTGTGGTATGCACTTTATCCCATACATGGGCCAATCTTTTGATCCAGAGCTATTCCCAAAATTACATGATGTGTATCCTGACAACAGGCTTCCTACAGATATGCGGGGGTATACCGCAAGAGGGTGGGATAATGGTAGGGGGATCGATATAGGTCGCGCATTACTCAGCTATCAAGATGATGCAATACAAAATATAACAGGACAATTTGGATGGATGCCATTTAATGGATCGTCCCCCGTAGCATCTGGTGCTTTTTCGGTTGATAAAATTGGTGCTAATGTCTGGGGTGGCGGAACTGAAAGGCGTGATTGTGCAATTGGGTTTAATGCCTCTAATGTCGTTAGAACCGCAGAACAGACTCGGGTTAAGTCTGTAGCATGGAATTATATCACTAGGGCAAAATAATTATGTTAGATAAGAATGGTAATGCGATAAACGATATCGTCATGACTGTATATGGTTTCTCTCGTAATGATCATGAGTTTATTGGAGGTTATGATGTCAGATTATTATCAGGGACAGGAATACCAAGCGACTCCACTATTCTGACGCCGCCAAAGGAAATTTCAGGTAAAACTCGTATTTTTAACGGGAGTGCTTGGGAATATATAGATGATCACAGGGGGGATACTGTGTATTCAACGTCAACTGGTGAGTCATCGCAAGTCACGTATCTTGGTGACATAAAGCCAGGATATACCCTGATAAAGCCAAGCACACCATACGATGCGTGGGATGGTACAGCATGGGTTACCGATCTCAATGCTCAGCATGCTGCTAATGTGGAACTTGCTGAACAGAAAAAGAGCCTCCTACTGAGTGAAGCTCAAGAGAAAATTGGCTTGTGGCAGACGGAGCTGCAACTCGGCATGATTACCGATAGCGATAAAGCTGCCCTGATTACCTGGATGACCTACATCAAGGCGGTTCAGGCTGTTGATACCTCGGCGGCTCCTGATATCGCATGGCCGCCAAAGCCGGCTGGTTGAGTGATTGGGGTGGGGCATGGATGCCCTAAAATCGCGGGGCAGATCTTGGGCTACATTCTTTTTTTCACTAGGCGTTATATTGTGCTTTCGGGCGACATATCGCTGCAGGTGAGTCACGGAGAAGAGTGGCGATCATCTATGATGTGGGGCTGTCCACGCTGTACAAAAAATCTCCGGCTATGATGCGATAACTTCTAGAGATGGTTGCCGATGCTTACGCCATTGGCGGCCAAGACCATCCGGGATGGTGAGCAAGGTTGTATACGTATGCTGACGATTTCAGCGCTACAGTGTAATATGCATGCCTGTAGTTGATGGGGTAGTTATCGTGGAGTGTCCACCGCTGTGTCCATCAAATAAAATCAATCCGCATAGCGAGTAAATAAACTCATATTT